GCACCTTCAAGCGTTTTTGCTTGTCCTAGTGTTGTCCCGTGTTCGTCTGTAATGATAAAATCATCATTATATTTTAATATTCTAAAATATTGTTTATATGTTTCAATGTATCCGTTTTTCATTTTTTCTATACCTTTTTAACCTTTTATTTATTATATTTTTGTTTGCCCTTGCGGGTTTGGTGTTTTCTTGTTGGTGTTATCGCCTCGCCTATGGTGTTTTATGTAGTATTATTATTTTATATATGTTTTATTATGTTTTGGGCGGTTGAAATTATTAAGCATCTTTTTACTGTTCCGTTGTTTTCAACTGTGTAAAGTTTGCGCGTGCCGTCTTTGTATGTTCTTTTTTCTGTTCTCACTGTGTCCCCTCCTTTTAATAAAATCAAAATACTTTTTTTGTGTCCGTGTGTCTTGTGTCCTCTCTTTTTTATTTTGTTAATTTATTATAACATATTTTTTTTGTTTTGTCAATACTTTTTTAACATTTTTTTTAATTTTTTTATAAAATTTTTATTTTTTTTTATTTTTGTATTTTTATTTATTATTATGTATATTTATACATCTGCTAGGGGTTGGGGGGTGTTTTGGCGTGTTTTTCCAGAAGGGGATTACCCCATCCCACAAATCTTTCCTGCTTTTTTATCACCCTATTGCTTGACAAAAGAATAGGGAGAGTGGTAAGATAGGGGAGGAGGATTGAAGAATGAGTAGAGTAGCGAAGATGATTGAAGAGGGTTTTTTGGTTGGGAAGGTGGTTGTGTTGCGAGGTGTGCATAATGACAGGCGAAATGAGTGGGAGTATGAGTGTCGATGTTTAGTTTGCGGAAAGGAGTTCGTTTGTAGGCGTGACCATTTGTTGAAGCCAAGAAGTGGTTGTAGGAGTTGTGTTGCGAAGGAGAATGGGAAGGCTGGGAAGAGAAAAGTGGTAGGTGTGAAAAATGCCGAGAAAAAATAAAAAAGGGGTTATTTGAGAAAGTTTTGTAAAGTGTGATAAAATGGTTGACAAAGGTGTGGAGGGTATGGTAGAATGGGGGTAAGGTAAGGAGTTGAAGAGCTTTTTGCCGGTTTTGGGTGGGCGTGAGATTTGTGTGTGGGCGTTGGCTGAGTTTTTTGTTTATTCGTCTTTATTTTTCTCTGGCTGGCGGGGCTATGCACAGGTGGCGTTTGCTCGAGAGTTGTGGGCTGTCATTGTGGCACTTTGAAGACATAGAACACCTCCCTTTTTAGATTCTTGGTTTTTAAGGGGTGTCGTGGATGGTGGCTCGCTTTATAGGGGCTTGGTGTAATGGGTAGCACAAGTGTCTCCAAAACGCTTAGTTAGAGTTCGAGTCTTTAAGTCCCTGCCAATGTGGCGTGGTAGCTCAAGTGGGAGAGCAACGAACGTTTAATTCGTAGATGGTGGTTCAAATCCACCCCCGCCTCCAAAATTTTCGAAAAAAGACAAAAAAGGGGTGTTTTATGGGAGAGAGTTTGTTAGAGAGATTATTAAAGGAGTCTCGTGGTAAGAAAATTGTTAGTTATAGCAAGGAAGAGAAAGATAATGGTTATGAAGATTTGATTGATACTTTATGCTATGTTAATTACTTTGATAGCAAAAAAATGCATCATTACGAAGGAGTTAGAAGTAGCAAGCACATAGTGAATGTAATTTTCGAGAACAATCACACAATCATAGTCGACAACTTTGGGAATAGATACATTTCGAGACCAGAGAAGGGTGAGAAGTTTGACGAAGAGAAGGGTTTGCTTGTAGCACTTGCAAAGTATGATGGGCATAGCACGACAGAGATATTGGAACTACTCAAAGGAGCAGTGAGAAAGAATGGGACAAAAACAAAAGCCAAAAAGAACAAGGTTTAGTTGGGGAGAATATGTAGCATATCTTCGCAGTGTCAAATGGAAGAGAAAGAGATTAGCGAAAGGGTTTAGTGTTGGGTTTTTGTGTGAAAGGTGTGGACAATATGCGAAAGATGGTTTCGAGATACATCACAAGACTTATGCACATATATTCAAAGAGCCACTTATTGATTTGATGTTTCTCTGTCCTAATTGTCACAGAATGATAGAAGTCCAAAAGCGAAGAGAAAGGAAGTGGAAAAATGTATACAGACAGCAAAATACTACAAGCAATATTAGAAAGTAAAGGATTGAGCGTTTACAAGGTTCATCTTGCTATGAATAAGAGCGGAGATGTTTATAGGTCATTCAACAATAATCACTTTACTGCTAATTTTATACATAAGTTAGAAAAAATCGTTGGAGAAGACTTGTCAATGTTTATAAATTGTTAATCTTTATTAGGGGGAAAAAGATTATGACAAAAAACAGTTATTTTGATACTTACAAAGTATGTTCTTGTTGCAAGAAGACTTTCTCTATGTATCAATACAACGCAAAAGACTATGTTTATAAGACAAAGGAAAGAACGACTATTTATTGGTTTTGTTCATACCCTTGTTATCGAAAAGGAGTTCAAGATGAAAGAAATTGTATATGTTCAAATAGAAGAAGAAGCAAAAAATATAATACAGTATAATTTATCGAAAGGAAGAAGAAATTGCGGAAAGTTGACACACAAAGGAAACCCTTATGGTTTTACTCTTAAATATATTTTTGCTATCAAGGATTTGTCTTTTATGGATGTTGGCAAAATATTGGGAGTTACAGCACAAGCAGTAAACCATTTAGTTAATAGACAAAAGGAAGAAGCTTTTGAGAATATAGTATTTGTCAAAAAACTTTGTAATAAATTGAACATAGATTATCAATACTTTATGGATTTATGTGGAAAAGTTAAGGAGATTATGTAATGTTTTCTACTGACTACTATTTTAAGAATGTAGACAACTTAATAAAACAGGTTAATTCTTTGAATAAAAACAAGGATGCTTTGAAAACCCTTGAAACTAGAGTTGACCTACTTATTTTATGTATGACATTCATTGAAAAGTGTCAAAATGATTTCATAGAATACAAAAAAGAAATGTCAAAAAGCGAAAGTCCAAGAGATGTTATAAATTCTGACTTTCAAATTAGCCAGTATGCTAATAGATTATATCTTGCTAGCCTAAAAGTAATTGAATTATTTATAAAATTCCCTACTGTTTTAGATAAAAATGGCGTAAGCACTGAAAAAAGAATAAGTTTTCTTACTCTTTCTAGGAAAATGTTAAATGTTTCTGCTAGATGGGACATCGAAAGATTTATAAATGTATATGAATTTGATTTACCAGAAGAAAGTAAAGCATTCCCAAAGAGAAAACCTTTGCTTCAAGATGTCATTTTCTATGCAAATCGTATGAATGCAACTAAATTAGGTATAAACTTCGAAGATGGAATAATGCCAAGAAGGATAATTTTCGCAGTGCAACCCAACTCAGGAAAGAGTTTTGTTGTGAATGTTTATTCAGTTTTGGCTTTAATTATGCATTTATTGTATTTTAATACTAGTGGAATACTAAGATTATCAAACAATGGGACAAATGCTTGTGGTTTCTCAGACCAAATCAAGGCAATGATAGAAAATGATAAGATTATAGCAGTTTTTCCAGAGTTGAAGAAGTATTTTAGTAGCGGAAAACCAAAAATTTTAGAAAAAACGCCTTCAGATGAGTGGAAATTGCAAGATTTAGACCCTAGAATTAGAGCAAGTCACTTTGCAAGGGGACGTGATTCTGCCATAAACTCTGTTCGTATCTTTGTTTTATTAGCAATAGACGACTTAAGTGATGGTTTCGAACAAATGAATAACGATGAAGCACATAAAGCTATGACTGAAAAGTTCTATGTCGATATGAAAAACAGAAAAGAAGGTGGAAATATTCCAGATTTTATTGTAGGAACAATGTTTAATGAGTTTGATATTCAAAATACTATGATTAGCAAACTTGAAAGAACTGGAAACTTGATTACAGACCCACAAAATGATAACATTCAATACACAAAAGACTATTCAACAGTTGTAATTCGTATTGATTGTTATGATAAAAAAGGTCGTAGCATTGCTCCAGAACTAATTTCAACAGAAGAATTGAGAGATGTTCAAGAAAGTATGAAACCTTACCAATTCGACTTAGTATATAGACAAATTAGGTCAAGTCGTGAACCAAGAATTTTTGATTGGGGAGTGCTTAAAACTTATAAAAAATTGCCAAAAACACTTTCAAATACTTCGATTGCAGTGCTTGACCCTACAAGAAAGTCTGGAAATGACTATTTCTCAATGCCTTGTTTTGTTTTAGACACTGAAAGTAACGATTTCTTCTTCACAGATTGTATTTATACTCAAAAATCACTTGGAAAAGTTAGTGACCCTAACAATGTTTTCCTTAAAAGAGTTGTAAATTTCATAATTGACAACAGAATTACACAATTTACTCTTGAAAACAACACTAGCAACACTCTTGGTGCATTTATTGAAGATGAATTAAAGAGAAATGGATACAATAATTGCAAAATTGAAGAATTATTTAGTGCTAGTAAAAAAGGAAGAGAAAGCAAATTGCAGAGAATTTTAAGTCAAGAAGCTGCAATTATCAACAATATAAGATTTCCTGACAAGTCAATTTTAAGACCTTTAACAGAAATGTCACAATTTATGGAACATTTTACTAGATTTGATAGCAAAGAAAACATTGGAAAGAAATCGAACCCAGATGATGCTCCAGATTCAGTAGCTATGTTCTCTGATAAGTATCTTTTCAATAGAGCAAATAGGCTTGCTGGAGTTGTTGGAGTGCAAAAATCTAAACTTTGGAGAAAAATTTTATAAAAATTCAAAAAAGTGAATAAAAATACTTGACAAATTATAAATCATTCAATAATCTAAAATTAGAAATAGTGTAAAAGGAGTGTTCAGTGAGACAGAAAGGTAGACTTAAAATTTTATCTGACTTAATCCCAACTGGAGATTTAAGCCAAGACATACTAATAATTCCTAAAATAATAGATATTACATTACCACAGCACAAAAAGAACCTTTTGCAAATAGAAAATCTTAGAAATTATTATTACAATAACACAGTAGTTGACTTAAAAGAAAAGGTCAGACAAGACAAAATCAACAATAAAATTCCTATTGATTATCCTTCAATAGCTGTTACAACAATAAATGCTTACTGCTTTGCAAATCCACTTACAGTATCTAGTTCAACTGTTGGTGCTGAAGATAAGGTCAAAGCATTAAATGATGCTCTCGATGATGATAGTTATGCACAAAAATCACACGATATGTATCTAAATAGTGCAATTACAGCTTTGGGATATAGATATATTATTCCTGCAACTCAAGAGCAAATAAACCAAGGTATTTATTTTGAAACTGTATGTGACCTTAAACCAGAAGAAACTTATTGTGTTTATTCTAATGATTTACGCAAAGAAAAAATTTGTGCTATTACTTTCCAAGATAAAAAATTATATGACGCCAAATTAACACAAACAAAAACAGTTACTATTTATACAGTCTTTACAAAATATCATAAATGGGAGTTCTTTAAGTCTGGTGGTAAATGGCAAAATCTTACACAAAACATATTCACAGGAGATAATGTTGAAAAAATTGATGCTTTCCCATTGACTTACAAAAAAATACCTATTATTGAAAATGTAAGAAAAAATGATAGAACTGGAGACTTTGAACTTGCTTTAGACTTAATAGATGCTATAAATGCTTTGGCTAGTAGCCGACTTGACGATGTTCAACAATCTGTAGACTATATTATCACTTTAAGAGATATTGATATTTGGTCTGATGGTGCATTAGATAAAGTTAAAGACGCAATAAAAGACGGAATTTTGGCATTCAAATCTGTTCAAGGTTCAACTGTTCAACCAGAAATAGATGTTTTGAATACAAAACTTAATCAAGCTGAAGTTCAAAAATTACAAGACTTCTTGTGTGAGAAACTCGAAGAAGTATTAAATATACCTAATAGAGAAACAAGAAGTTCTGGTGGCGATACTGGTTCTGCTGTTGAAAGTAGAAATGGTTTCCGTTCTCTCGAAAACATTGCAGGGCTTGTTACTTCAAGTGCATTGAAAACCGAAAATGAAACTTTTGATGTAATTCTTGCTATGTGTGACAATATAGAGAGTTGCCCTTTCAAAGGACTTAAAACAAAAGATATTCAAATTAAAGATAATAGAAATAAAGTTGAAAATCTTACAACTGCAACAAATGCTTATTCTACAATGAAGTCTGCTGGAATGAATGATGAAGACGCACTTATAGTTTCAAGACTTGTTCCAGACGCACAATCTGTTGCAAAGAAAAACGAAATCAAAAAGAAAGAAGAGCAAACTTCTAAAAACCCAGAAGATGTCAAAACTGAAAAGAAAGATGACAACAATAACAATGGTTCGACCAGTGGAAACACTGTTGAATAAATAAATATTCATAATATTAAAATTGGGGCAAGACAAGATAACAACTGAGTGGGCATTGACTATTTGGGGGTTACGGGGGCTTGAACTAAAAGGAGGTAAAAAATGGATATTGAAAAATTTGTAAAACTTAATGAGGATGGTGCTATCGAAGTCGACAGAAGTGCTTTTCAAAGTGCTTTAGATTCAGAAATCTCAAAAGCTGTAGACAAATATGCTAAAGGAAAAGGTAGAGATGAAATTCGCAAGCAACTTGAAGAAGAAGCTAAACTTAGTGCCGATGAAAAATTGAGAGCAGAAAAGGAAGAGTTCGAAGAATATAAGAGAACAGAAACAATAAAGCTCAATCAAGAAAAAGCAAAAGCAAAACTTGAAGGGAAAGGCTTTAGTGAAACAGAAATCAATTATATGATTGGAAATGTTGGACTTGATTCTGAAAATTCAATGAAGACTATTGATACTTTAATTGAAGAAAGAAAAAAGTTCGTTGCCGATACTCAAAAGCAAACTCTTGAGAACATTCAAAAGCAACAACAACAAAGCGGAACTCAAAACCTTGCTAATGCTGACAATAAAGATGCGCCACAAGTTCAAAGAAGAAGTTCTGAAGAAATATTAAGTTTTTACACACCAAAATCACAAAATTAAAAAGGAGAAGAGTTAAAAAATGATTACAACAAAAACTTTAACAAACGAAACTGATATTCTTATTGCTCCAGAAGTTGCAGTTGCATTTCCTTGCATAGTATCAAATACAGGTATAGTTGCAAATGCTGAAGGTAAGAAAATCATCAAAGCTGGCTCACCATTATTTGGTAGCGTAGACTTTACAAGAAATAGAGACACAAAACTTAGAACAACAGCAGACGAAACATATAAATATTGTGCAGGAGTTGCTCGTTGGGACATTGATGTTACCGCTGGTGACACAAATGCAACAGTCCTTTACTTTGGATTTGTTGACTACTTGAAACTTGATTCAGCAGTTCAAACAGCAGTTGATACAGCACTTTCAGCTGGCGGATATGAACCAACAAAAGGTTTCAGAATTACTTTCATTAAAGGGAGGGTTAAATAATTATGGCTACAATTTATGAAGAAATCACACCTAAATTTATTTCAACAAAATGGAATGAAAAAGCATTAGAAAGAAAACCTTACCTTGGAGAAGCTATCTTCCCAGAAGAAAAACAACTTGGAATAGAATTATCTTATTTACAAGGAGATGCTCCAAAGATTAGAACACTTGACCTTTCAAGCTTTGATGCTAAAGCTATTCCACTTTCAAGAGAAGCTTTCAAGACAATCACAACTGAAATGCCTTTCTTCAAAAACTTCCTTGATATAAATGAAAAGCAAAGACAACAACTCAATATGGTTCTTGCTTCAGGAAATAGAGCTATGATTGATGCAATTTTAGGAAAAGTATTTGATGATAATTCAAGACTTCTTAACAACGCTGCAATCACAAGAGAAGTTCTTCGTATGCAAGCTTTAACAACTGGTGCTATTGCATTTGCAAGCAACGGACAAGCAGTTTCTTATGATTATGGCGTTCCAGGAGATAACAAAGTTACAAGTGACTGGCACGCAAGCAATGCTGACCCAATCGCAGACTTAAATACTTGGGCTGACGCAATTCAAAATACAACAGGGGAAAGACCAACAGCAGCTCTTATGAATAGCCAAACAATGAAATTGATTGCTAATGCTACAACTGTTAAAAATGCTATGTATGTATTTGCTAACGGAACTGTTGCTCCAACTACAAATGCAGCAAGAAAATTCGTTGCACAAGAAACTGGTATCGAAATTTATGTTTATGACAAAGGATACACAGCTGAAGATGGAACATTCACAAAATTCGTTGCCGATGATGTAGTCGTTGTATTTGACCCAATGAATGTTGGTAAAGGTGTATTTGGAACAACTCCAGAAGAAAGTGACCTTATGGCTGGAACAGATGCTGAAGTTGAAATCGTTGACTTAGGCGTTGCTATTACAACATCTAAAGAAAAAGACCCAGTAAATGTTAAAACAAAAGCTTCTATGATTTATCTTCCAGTTATTACAAATGCTAACGGAATAATCATTGCTGATGTTAGTTCACAACTATAATTAAGGAGATATAATGGCTTGGGTAAAAATCAAAAATTCCATTACTAATCAAATTTTAACAATGCCAGAGAAAGTGTTCGCTGATATTTGTAAAAACACTAATGTATATGTAAAAGTCGAAGAGCCAAAAGCAGAAGAGAAAAAGAAACCTGCTAAAATAAAGGAGGAAGAAGAAGATGTTCAAGACATACAGCTCATTGACAAAGATGAAGTCAAACCTTCTGGAAAAAATAGCAAGAAGGTTAAATTATAATTCTGAATATGAGGCTGATGAAGACTTAATTGAAGATTTTATTGATAGTGCAATAAATGAAATTATTGTGTGGAGAAGACTTGATAGTGATGAAGAAATTCTCTCAGGAAGGTATGACACAAATATAGTTAATTTTGTTATCGAAAGTTACAATATTCAAGGAATAGAAGGACAATCTTATGAAGGGAATGGGGCAACTTCAAAACAATTTACGGAGTCCCCACTCTCAAGATTGAAAAGTTCTATACCACAAAGAATGTGAGGCAGAAATGTCAGTAAAGAAAGATAAAAAACCTATATTAGTAAAATTTAGTATTGCACAAACAACTGGTGATAAAAATGTGTCTGTTTATGGGGATTGGAATGTTATATTCGTAATAGATAAAAAAATAGCAGGTTATTTTGAAAGAGAACCCTTCGGACAAGATGAAGACTTCGATTTAACTTTAATCTTGCAAGCCAATCCTATAACAAGGCAAATTGATGAAAAATCTGTTTTCTTAGTAAATGAATATCCTACAAACAACAATGTTAAAGGAAATTATAGAATTAAGAAAATTTTCCCAGAATACTTAGGACAAATAAAAATTGGACTTGAAATTATTGATAAAATCTCATATAGAAACTTATATTATTTAAGTGGAGAAAATATTTACAAATTTCAACTTAACTATGATAGCACTACTCACAAAGGATACATTGATAAAGACATTCAACACCCATTCAGTAGAAATACTGTAATTTGGACTACTGAACCAACAAATGCAGAAGATACGATTGATAGAATATCTTTCTTATCACAACAATATGTTGGTATTATAGATAGTTACAAAGCATTTACAGAATTGACATTTGGAGAATTATAATGTCTACAACAGATAAATTCTTGCGACAAACTGGGTATTTCATTGGTGCAACCACTAATGGCTCTAAAGTTATAAAACAAATAACTCAAGACCTTAAAGAAAATGTTGACAAATATGGAGAAAGATTACTTGAAAAAGTATGTCAAATCTTTGTTCAGCTTGCACAATATAATCTCTTAAAAAGTGGTTACAATGTTTCTAGTTTGGTTGACAATATCTTTTATACAAGATATGGGAAAAATAAGTATAGAGTTGGCATAAGAAATAATACTCAAAAGCCAATAATGTATTTCTTAGAGTTTGGAACTGGTGCTGTTGGAAGAGAAAATCAACATCCACTTGCTGGAGAAATAGGTTGGGAATATCTTGTTAATAAACATAAGACTTCAAATGGCATAGAAGGTTGGACTTACTATGATGAAACGACTAGCGAATATGTTTTTACAAGGGGTTTGAAAGCAGTTTCTTATATTTATGATACATTACAAGAAATGCCTAAAATAATAGAAGAAGCAAAAAGGAAGGTGAATTTGAATGAGTAGTTATGTTGTAAATTCTTATAATTTAGACCTTGAAACCCTTGAAGATGATTTAAGAGAAATAATAAAGTCTACTTTAAGAAATCAAAGTATAATAACCGAATTTGGTGCAGAAATTTATGTTCTACCAATGAATGTAGATTTTACTTCAAAAACTAATTTACCAGCTATATGGCTCACTGTTGAAAGAAATGGAACTTATGAAAGAACTCAAGAAGATATACAAGTAGAAAAAGACTCTCGTTTTAATGTAATCGTTGAAACATACACTACTGGAGATGAGAGTAAAAGACTTAATATACGATTAGCACAATATGTGATAAATATATTACAAACAAACCAAAAACTTTCTCATTTCTATAATCGTGGACTTCGTTTAGAACAAGAAAGAGAACTCTCTTCTATTGTAGATGGAGTTAATCGTAGAGTTATTCGCTTTGCGGGACTTATGGATAATGAACACAAAGTTATATTAAACAAATTCTAAAAAAGGAGAAAAACTATGGCAGTTGATAAATCAAAATTTGATACAACTATTGCTATCGGAGAGTATGGAACTCAATTATTCTGGTTTAATCCTGATGATGAAAAAGAAACATTCGAATATGCACTTCCATTAGTTAGTGGCGGTGAATATGGTGGAGATACAGAAACTTTCGAAGCTCCAGAACTTGACCTTGATTATGTTGCAAAACTTTCTGGTAGAACTACTCTTAATGATATTACTTTAACAAGTAACTACACTAAAGATAGATATGCTAGATGGTTGGAAATAAACAACAATATAAACAAACAAGTTTATATGGAAGTATTTACTGACGGCTCTGCTGTTGTGTATGCTGGAACTTCTGGTAGACCAACAATTCAAGGTGGAGATGTTAGACAAATCGAAGTTACTGTTGCTCCAATGAATATGATTTGGGTTGATGATATTACAAATGTAACAGATAGCGACGCTATCGAACAACTCAATGATTTACTTGATGATGTTGTTAATAAATTTAATGACATTACAACTGGATTGACTACACCTATTGCTTCTGGAAGTGCTTTGCCTATTGATGAAGAGAGCGTTCCTTCTAAGAGAGAATGGGCTTATGATGCTATTCACGGTGAAGAATCTTCTTCATCTGTTGAAGAAATACCAGCAAATCCGGGACAAGAATAATAAGGAGATATAAATTATGCAGAAAAAAATTCAAATAGGTGGTAAGAAATATGTGCTTACAGCAAACAGAAGTATAATTAAAACATTATACAAAATCGCACCTGATATGCTTAAATTAACTGAAGGTAAACAGGACAGCGAATCTCAAGCGAGAGCAGGCATAGACCTTATGGCTAACCTTGATGTTCTTTTCTATGATATGATTAAGGTAGCAAACAAAGACATCACTAAAGAAAAGAGTGATGAAATTTTGGAAAAATTCGAGAATGAATATGAAGATGTTCAGTCAGAATTGCTCGGTTTAGCTATGTCGGTTTTTACGACAGGCGACCAAAACAAAAAGAAGATAGTTTGGGAGGACTAAACTCCACACGTGATAGTCAGGCGAGTAAAGTCTTAAACAAATTTGACAACTTGCTTGACTATTTATCTTTTTACCTATGCCCACTAGCAATAAGAATGGGTATGTCATTTGAACAGTTTTGGTATGATGACCCAGAAATTTTGTGGGTGTATTTGGAAGCCTACGAGCAAGAACAAAAAGCAAGACTTGAATACGATAATAATATCGCATTTCTTCAAGGGCAATATATTATGTCTGCTATTGCCCAATGTTTACAATTTAGTAAAAAACCAAAACGAATTTATCCAAAGAAACCTTTTAATCTTAACAAAGATAATACTCCTGATATTGTTAAGCAACAAGAGTTTGACGAAATGAGAAAATCTGAAATGAAACTCCGTTGCCAAATGTTTAATAAAAATAGGAGAAAATAAAAATGGATAAAGATTATAATATTGATATAAATATACAAACAAAATATTCTCAAGTTGAACAATTAAATAGAGTTCTTGAGCAAACTAGTCAACAATTAAAAAAACTTTCTGCTGGTAGAATAAACACAGACCTTAGAAAAACTATAACAAAATCTGCTGACCCAATTAAAGAAGCACAAAAGCAATTAAATCTTGCAGTTAAAGCATACGAAAAAGCACAAGATAAATATAGAACTTTGCTTATGGGTGGAGAATCTATAAAGAATGCAAAAGAAATTAGTGGTCTTGGTGGTGCAGAACAAAATCTTGCTTCTGTTATTAAAACTATAGAACATACTAAGAAACTTAAAGAATTAAATCAATCTTATGCAAAACTTGAACAATTTATGCTTGCTTTAGACCCTGCTAAGAAAAAGTTAGCTGAGTTAATGGCAAAGATGCAAGAAGCTAAAGGCGCATTTATTCAACTTGATATGGCTGGCGAAAGCACTAAAGGTGCAGAAAAACAAATTGCAAAAATAGCCAAACAAATGGAAAAATTGCAAAATGCAAGCAAACAAAGTTCTTCTTGGATAGGAAAGTTAATGGGAAGAATTAGAAACATTTCTATCTATAGAATGATAAGAAGTGGCATTCGTTGGTTGACAAGCGGCGTTAGTGAAGGTTTGAAAGGATTGGCAGAATATAGTGGTGATGTTAATGACACATTATCTAACCTTAAAAATTCATTAGGGCAAATTAGAAATACTTTAGCAATATCTTTTGCATCTGTTCTTCAGACATTAGAGCCTATAATAACTAAATTGTCAGACTTGCTTGTTGATTTGGTAAATTCATTCAATCTTGCTATGGCTAAAATGCAAGGAAAGAATGTTTATACAAAGGCAAAGAAAGCAGCCGACGACTATTCAAAGAGTGCAGAAAAAGCACGAAAGTTATCTTTTGACACATTTGAAGTATTAAGTGGTGGAGATGAGAAAAGTCCAACAAAAGATTTATTTGAAGAAGGAAACATTGCTGAAGATACAAACAAATTGTCAGAGACTCTCTTTACCGTATTAAAAACAATCAAAGATATTGCTGGGGTTGTTGGAACTTTAATAAAACAAGTTGTAGATGCTGGAATACTTGACAATCTTATGGATATAATGAGTAATATAGTTATTGCAATAGGACAGATAATATCAACATTAGTTACTTCTGGTGCAATGAAGACTATATTAGAAGTTATAGGAGAAATTACAACTGTTGCAGGAACATTGCTTGGTTTTTTCGCCTCAATCGTTAGTGCTCTTTCAGAAATGGGAGCATTAAAACCAATAATTTATGGATTGGTTGCTGCTTGGGCTGCATATAAGGCTATAATGGTTGCAGTTACTATTGCAACTTGGGCTAAGACAAGTGCAGATATTGCACAAAAGAGTGTTGCTACTTGGGGAGCTTTTGCTATAGCAGGTGCAGCAATAGTAGGAGCTGCTGTTGGAGCTACGGCTGCAATTATAAGCAAAGTTAATGGATACGAAACTGGTGGTATACCAGACAAGTCTGAATTATTCTATATGAATGAAAATGGAGTTCCAGAAGCATTAGTTAATACTGGCGGTTCACAAACAAATGTAATCAATATTGACCAGTTGTCTGAAGGTATGCGTAGGGGCTTTATACAAGCAATTTATGACACTAATTTATTAGATACAATTAGAGATAATGGAAATACTACAATTATGGTAGATAGAGATGTTCTCGGGCAAACTGTTGCAAGTTCTGCTGGGTTTAGAAATGAAGCAAATCGTAGAAATGCAAACTTAAATTTTAGATAGGAGGAATACTATGGCAATAAATACAACTTCAAATAGATATGGTGACACTATTGGAACTATTAGGATAAATGGCATTCCTTTCAAACATTTATCTCCTGATAGTGTTCTTGGTTTTGATACTCTTACTTGGGCAGAAGAGCCAACTAGAAACAACTTATTTGCTTTTGAAAACATAGACCAAATTGATATAGGACTTGTTGCTCAATGCCAAATCAACTTAAAATATTGTTGCATTGAAGATTTTATAAAACTTCGTGAACTTTCACAACAAAGATATGTATATGTTACTTTCTATAATGTAGATAGTTGTCAATGGGAATATGATAGAGAAATGTATATCTCAAAAAGCGAAAAACAAAAGCTATTCTATTTTAAGCCAGAATTGATAGGTATACTTGATGTTAATATAACTTTCGTTGCGACTAATAGAGATAAACAAACTAGAGCCCCTGTGACAATCTCTTTTAATGCAAATGGATATAATATAATAGTTCCTTCTTCGGAAAGTATTGAGTATGGTGGTATTTTTAAGTTAGAAGATGCTCCAACTCTCACTGGTTACACATTTGATTATTGGACTGATAGCGTAGATGCAAATCACAATGCAACTGGTTGGCACTATCTTGCAGGGCAAGAATTTACTGCTTGGAAAAATAAAACTTTGTATCCTATTTATAAAACGGCAGGTGCATAATGGTAGAAATTACAGCAAAAATCACACTTAAAAATGGAAATGTCATAACTTTTGGGAAAGAAAGTATTAAAAACATTGAATCATTGTCTCAAAACACTACAAATAACACCTCTCCATATTATGGAATAGTGGCAAGTAGTGGGAGTTTACACCTTTTAGATATAGATGGCTCTATTGAAAATTATATAAAAAAAGGATTGATAGATTCTAGTGGTTTAGAAATAGAGTTCTATATAAATAATCATTTATTCCAAAGGCATATTTCTATGAAAGATGGGAATAATTATGATGTAAATGAAAGGATTTTAACACTTGCATTAAGCAATATTTTTCAAAATTGGCGTTCAATTACATTTCCATTTAGACAACTTTCTGATGAATGCTCTGCTTTTGATTTATTAGTTGAAATTTTCGAGTTTTTAGGATATGATGAAACAAATAGCGGAGAAGTTACGTCAATGTGTTCAGAAGAAACTCTCCTTCTGGATAATTTGACTTTTGGAACTATAAAAGAATTATTGCAGGATATAACTATAGAATATCCATATTTGCAAGAAGATACAGTATATAACCAAATTGACAAGATATGTAGACTCGCTCTCTTGCAGTGCTATCAAGACGACAATGGAAATATAAAGTTTTCTAGTAATAGAAAAATGTCAAAAGATAATATTATCAAAATTCCTAAAAATAAACAATATTCCCAATTTGATTATAATTTGATTGTGAACAATAAAATTTCAAGTGTTAGTTATAAAGATATTAAATGTTCATACGATTATAAAGAAGTATTTTCAAACAGTGCAACATTCTATAATCAAACAAAGTCTGCTAGCGGTGGTGATTATTTGTTTTATTCGGGTTTACTATCTGACTACTCAAAAAATATTAAAACTAATTCAAATAATTACACAATAATTGACATATATCCCGTATATAGAAATAATGCAATAGACACTTCTCAATATTATGTATTATATAAAGCAAAATTTACTAGCAAAGAAATATCTAAAGAAAATCAATGGTTGGCTTTTCTATCAAACTCAAATAGAAACATTTTTCCATTGTCTCAACTTTCGCCAACATCAAACACTAAATATTTTTTGTTGAATGAAAATTATATAGATAACTTTTATAATTCAATAAGTGAAGATTTCGTTTGGTGGTATACTCTTGTGGACACAGAAAGTGAAGCTCTTCATAATCTTTGTCATTATTCTGGGAATACGATAGATTCTATTTATTATAGTTCAGATATAGACCCAACATCACCGCCACCATCAATTCAAATAATTAAAGAAGGGGAAGATTTTGTCTTTTATTATATAGCTTTAGTTGTCTCAAAGATGGGTTCTCAAATATCTCATTATACAGGAGATTTATATTATATTATGTTAGATTCAACTCTTTCAATTAGACAAAAAGTATTAACACAAAATTTAATTAAAACTGAAAACGAAAATGCAAAAATGTCTTTAATTGATAGTGAATTATTAAATCGTTCAACTGAATACAAAAATATACAAGTTCCTTCTTTGAACTCAAGAGTTATTGTTTATGATTGGGAAGAAGGACTATCAAATGGAACAATAACTTTATCTTTTGGTGATTACTATGATGAAAATGGAACAAAAATTATAAATGGTATAAGTGGCGAATTATTGCATATAGGCAACATAATTCAAATTGAAGGCAATGATAAAGTTTGGAGAATTACTGGTAGAAAATTTAGAAAGAAAGGAACTCCATTTTTAGATTTAGATGTTGTAGAAGTTGAGAATGTTAAAGATTTAAGTTTTTATACTTATCTTTCTTTTGGAAATTCAAAAAAATATATTGGTTCAGATTTTTATGGGATTAGTATTGTAGCAAGCAATACAACAATAACTAATGGCAACATTCCAGAAAAAGTTATATATACTGATTTGGGAGATAATGAACATTTAGTATATATATATATGATTGAAGCTGGTGGTTTTTTGAATTGCACTTCTATCGAAAATGTAACAATACCTTCAAAAATGGAAAACATTGACACTGATGCTTTTAGAGGTTGTTCTTCTCTAAAAACTGTTACAATAAATAGTAAAACTATATATGACAGTTTAACAAGCCAAACTGCTTGTGGAAGGTTAATTTATAGTGCAGAGACAATAAATATATTAGCAAGTATAGACGATGGAAGTAACACTTATTTAACTAACAATTATACGCTTGAGCAAATAACAATAGATGGGATTGAATATAATTCGTATACGACAACTTAAATAATCAACAAAAATAACTTGACAAAACAAAAAACACTACTTATATTAAAATTAGGAGGAGTAAAATGCTTTTTTCGAAGATAGTTACAAACAAATTTGGGCAACAACAAAAAATATTTTATTTAACACAAGGAGATACTGCAACATTTGAGAGTTTTCCAACAAAAGATGGGCAACTTATAAATTTTGATTTAATAGAAAAATGTCTTTTTAAGATTTCTGATAGTGATTATAAAGAGATATTACAAAAAGAATTTGATAAAGGAGTGACAAAGTTCACAGTAACATTAGAGAGTGAAGACACTTTTAATTTACCAGTTGATAAATTGATATATGAAGTCGAATATACATTTATTGATGGAACTGTCAATACTCCAAATCAAGGAACTTTACAAATCTTAGACCAAGTAAGAGAATAAAGGAGAAATTATGGCAGAAATAACAAATAATCCATATCTTAACAATGTTGGGCAAATAGATTCTGAAATCGAAGGGCTTGTTGTTGTGACTTCCGAAGATGGATACTATGGAGTTCCTAGTGATAATATAAATGTAACTGTTGACCCAAATCAAAAAAGCATTAAAGCTGAACTTGTTCAAACTCAATATGCAAGTAAACAAGACTTCCCAGAGACTGGAAGTGAAAAACTAATCTACGTTGACAAATCTGACAATTCTTTATGGAGATATGATAGTTCAGAACAAGACTATATTGAAGTGTCTAGCAAGGCAGACTTGACAAACTATTATACAAAACAAGAAGTCGACAATTTGTTTGACACAAGAATTGCAAGTAAGACACAAGTTGGTGGTGTTTACGCATTTTATGATGATGAAGGAGATTTTGATATTTGGTTGAATGACCCTATGGAAGTCAACTATACTTACGAAAATGGTGTATATGATATTTCAACATTAAACTTTACAGAACAAAATGGAATTTATAATATAGGAGGAAATGAATAATGGCATTACAAAGAGGGAAAAAGGCATATTTGCAAGGTGAAGTGATATTTGATGTTACTGATACAACAGCAACTGCAAGTGATGTCGCAGAAGGAAAGATTTTTTACGATGCTGATGGTGTAAGAACAGAAGGAACTGCTAGTGGTGGTGGTAGTGGATATAATAAAGCAGGAGATTATTTATATGAGTTTGAATCTACAAGTTGTTTAATAACATTAAATTCCGATAACTCTTATACTTCTACCACTTTTATTAAGTCTTCTCCTATTTCAATGACAACTGAAAGTGGAGTATTTACAGATGATGGAACGAATTTAATTCTTACTAGCACAGAGCAAGTAGTAAGTGAATATGTTTGGGATAATTCAACTGATTTTCATAAAGAAGATGATTCGAGTATCGTTTTTTCTAAAACGAACAGATTAGGAATATATAATAAAAAACTTCTTACATCTGCAAACGAAGAAGATAATTTTATATTGAGTGATGGTTACTCTGCTGAGTTTAATGAAAGAGCTTTTGTAGAACAGTCTTTTTTAACATCTGTTTTTATTCCAGATAATATTGACTCTTTATATGTATATGATGAAGCATTTTCCAACTGTGAATCTTTACAAAACATTGATTTAAGTAAAGCTCGTGACATTGGCTTTCAATCTTTTTTCCGAACAGCTATAGAATCTATTCATTTAGATAATATAGACAGTATTTGGGAATATGCCTTTTTTCATTGCTACTCATTACACGAAGTGTATATAGGAGAAAACTGTTTCTCTATTGAAAGAGGTGCCTTCGTCTATTGCACTAGTTTAGAAGAAATTCATATTCAAGCGTATAATCCACCTCATCTTGAAAACGAAGACCAATACAATAGGGTATTTGATACAAGGTATCTTAAACGAATATACGTTCCTGAAGGAGCATTATTGAATTATGAAAATGACCCTGACTGGCAATATTTAGTTAATGCAGGTGTTCAATTCATTGAAGAATAAATAAAAGGAGAAGTAAAAAAAATGAAAAAAGTTTTAGTTGAAGGAATAAAAACTAGCGGTCGAAAAATTTATACTGCGAACGAAATTCCTACTTCTTTGAATGATTTAGACACAGCATTGACTTATAGTGTAATTTATAATGGTGCAGATGCAGAAACACAATTCTCATTGCCTTTTGATTTGATAAAATTAAACAATAATATCGGTGCTTCAAATGGTTTTGCTATTGGATATATAAATAACGACAATATTGCAATTATACTTTCTCAAAAAGACAAAGTAGGTTTTCAAGTAACAGACGGAAATGACACTACAGGTTTCACAGCTGAAAAAGACAAAATGGAAATCACAAGCACAGAAGTTGATATTGCAGGAACTGATATAAAATTAAGTGGAGATAACTTGACTTTCAATGGAGTTGATGTTAAACCTCAAATAATATCAAACACAACTGTTTTAACTTGGAGTGCTGATGCAACTTATACAGGATATGGTTATAGAGCAGAAATTCAAATTACAGGTGTTACTTCAAATGATATTCCAACTGTTGTATTTGGAGCAACTGAAAGTATAAGTGGAAATTATTTGCCTATTGCTGAAAGTCATAGTGGCGGAATTTATATTTATAGTAAAGTCAATAACGCAATTACAATTCCAACTATAATCATTCAAAAGGTAGGTGGTTTGATATGATAGGAAATACAAATGCTACTGTTATTATTGGTGGGGGTGAAACAAATAAACTAGCACAAGTTGTTGATAAGACAATTACAACTATTACTGCTGAAGATTTGCAAGGAGCAAGTAATATTGGAGTGTATATGTTTTATAATTGTAATAATTTAACAAGCGTAGAAATTCCTTCTGGAGTAACGTTTATAAATGATTATGCTTTTAGCACTTGTTATTATTTAACTAATGTAACCCTTCCCTCAACTTTAATAGCCATAAATAATTACGCTTTTCAATATAATTATAGTTTAAGGTATATAATTATAAATGCAACGACTCCTCCTAGTTTATCCGCTACAGCAATACCAAGCACTATTCAAACAATCTATATTCCAGCAGGAACATTAAGTGCTTATGAAAGTGCGACAAATTGGAGTGCATTCACTGGTAAGTTTGTAGAAATGGCTAGTTAAAAGGAGTTAGTTATGATAAAAATAGAATATATATCAATAAACAACAAAACATTGGTTAGGACATATAGCGACAATAATAGATACATTCGCCAAAATGAAACTGGAGTTGAATACATCGAAGCAATAGATATACCGGGAAAATTTACTTATACAGAAACCGATAAAGAGATTAAAAATGTTTCTTAAAAAAATCATAAAAGTATATAAAAATACTTGACAAATGTTTTAATGGAAACTAAACTAAAATTGATAAAAGGGGGAGTTATGGCACTTACACCTGAACAAATTGAAGAAATCGAAAGAGAAAAGCAACTTGTTGTGGATGAATCTACAAATGACAATCTAAATCAAGATGCCGAAGAGAATGCGATTGTCAATGTGGATGAAAGTTCTCAACAATTACAAGTCAAACTTAATGATACTATGACGGGTTTAATGAATGAAGTTGTAGAAAATCATAAAGAAGATATGCTTGCTCTTACCGATAATGCTTTCAAATCCGAACTTGAGATACGAGAAACTCAAGTAAAAGGTAGAAAGAACAAAGAGAAAGCAAAAGTTGAAAAAGAAGTAACCGAAGCTCAAATTGAAGAAGATGAAGCAAAACACGAAAGAGCAAAGACAATTCTTAAAGCACAAGGACTTACTAGCCAATTACCAAAGCTTTTTAGGGTTACTGCATTAGTTTTTGGGTATCCATTCTTCATATTGTATCTTTTAACAGTTGGTTGGATTGTTGAATTTTTAACATTTACGGTAAAAGGTTTTATAACAATGGTTGCAGATTGTGTTGAAAGATTTACTTCTGTAAACCAAAAAATTATAGAAAACTCTAATAACAAAGACTTCAAATTAAGCAGGGCTATTGTAAATATACTGAAATGGGTTCTTATAGTTGGTGCGATTGCTGCAATTATAATTATTCTACTTGTGAGAAAATAAGTGAGTTTTTGGGATAGATTTAAGAGAAAACTCGAAGTATTAAACGATAGACCAGCATTTATAAAAATAGTAGATTCTACTAACTTATGGGATGATTATATCTGTGGAGTTCTAAAAATTCCAAGTGATATAATAGAAATTTATAAAAAGGAGGGAAGTATGACTAACGAATATATCGAAGGATTTCTTCAAAGAAAGAAAGAACTTGAAGATGAAAAAATCGCTCTTGAAAACGAAGACATTGAAATTTTAGTAAATGCAGCATTCGAAGAAGTTAAGGACGAAATTAGAACAAAAGTTCTCAATGAACACTTTGAGAAAATTGAAGATAAAGCCATCGAAATCAAGGCTATTGAAAGACTTGTTGCTAAAGAACTTTCTAAAATAGAAACTCAAGCACCTATCGCTAGCGAAGAAGTTATTGATGGAACAGAAGGAGTGGAGGCATAGTATAGAGTATGGATTATAAAGTTGTTTTTGATAATTGTAAATTACTCTTTGAATATTTTGGGTGGTTTTCGATTTTACTTGTAGTAGGAACAACTGGAATTATGATTCCCTTGAATATACTTTACAAAAAATGCATAAAAAAAGAAGGGTTGCAAAGACTTAGAAAAATTTTAAGTTCATTAAGTGTTTATGTAATTGCACTTGGACTTGTTGCACTCTTCACGGGAACTATAATTAAAGCTCCTTTAACAGCCGAATATTTGCTTGGAGCAACATTATCTTGTGGTGTTCTTTCAATGTTGTTATGGTCTATAATCAAAGTTATCAAAGATTATGGTATTAAACCAGTTTTGAAATCAATAGCACAAAGTAAAGAAGCAAAAAAAGCTTTAAGTGATTTAGGCGTAGACAAACATCTTTTAGATACAATAATGACTGGTGTCGATAATTACTTAAAAGACGCAAATGCAAAAACTTTTGAAGATATTGCAAATGAAGAATTAAACCTTCATAAAGATATTGCGACAAAATTGACTGGGTTTGTAGAAACTCAAAATATTGACACTGTTGTATGTAGAATAATTGAAGATATAAAATCAAAATACTTAAAATAACGGAGTAGCGTATGAAAAATAATGGCATCAACAAAGGAAGGGTTTCATTAGGAGCAATGATTTGTCTGGTGTCTTATTTTATTATATGTATAATAATTAAGGCATTTGGACTTGACTTATTCGACATTACCAACAACATTGCTTGGGCAGTAGATTTTAGTTCGTTTGTTTATTCTAACATCTTTGTTTTAACAGCAATGCAAACAATTTTTCTCTGTATAAATTTATTCTTTGTGTTAAGTATATCTGCTAAAAGGTATGATGCAAAGAAGATGGTTATAATTACTTTAATATTGTATATTCCTACATTTGGAGTAAACTTATTGTGTAATTATTTTAGACTTCCATCACTTATTTCAACTGTTGTAGTTCCATTTATATATGCACTATTTCTTGTTAAAGAAAAGACATTCAAAGAATATTTATGGTTATTATTGAGATACATTTTGTTTAGTATATTTATAATTTTAGTCGAACTTGGCTTAATGTATTTGAAAGTATCTTTATTAAAATTTAATTACAATGTAGGTAATGTATTAAATGTGATTTTACTTAACCTAGATTTGTTTGTTATATACTTCTCAACATATTTTCTGCTTAAATACACAAAACTTAGAGAATGGGTTTGTAATCTATTCAATAAGAATAAACAGAAAAAGGAGGACTAAACGATGGACGAAGGCGGCGGATGGAGCTGGTGGTTCTTCCCACCAGAAGACAAAATAAAAGATTTTGTTAAGAAACACTTCTAAGAGTGGATAAAAATAAAGATTTGACAAGAAAACAAAAATTTATATATCTCTCAATAATGATACTAATACAAATCTTTCAATCGGCTGGGGTTATACTCATTTCGATAATAAACCACAAAGTATTTGAAGCTATATCAATTTATATAGGAATGATAATTGGGAGATTTTGTTTTAGAAAAGGATGGCATGCTGAAACACTCATAGTTTGCACCTTAGCAACTTGGGCTTCTTATTATTTCCTAACTTCTGGCACTTTGTCAGTGGGTGTTTCAATATTTTGCAGTGTTGTATTAGGATTTTTCTTGTCATATATATTATATATATTGGCTGTATGGAAAGAAAAAGTAAACACTAAAATTACTCTTGTTGGAGAAACAGGTAAAGGGAGTGTTGATTTGAAATTTTTAACAGTCCAAGAAATAACCGAAATCTGCTCCAGTAAATCATTCTCCGAAAATGACACCAATTTTCTGATAGATTTTGTAAAGAACCCAAATGGGTTGAAAAAATACGAAATAGCAGATAAATATAATTATGATGAGAAATATATTTATAAAAAAGCAAAAAGGTTAATTAAAATAATTCAAGGGGGCTAGAAAATGGCTCTCTTGTTTTTTTGCACACTAATTGCACACTTTTTATGCAGAATAGACACAAAAAGTCCACTCTGCTTTTTTTATTTTTAGGATAAAATGTTCTTGTAGAAGTGGAGAAGAAGGTGTCATACTTCTACCAATTTTAATTGAAAAAAGGAGATTTCTATGGCTTATAATACATTTATGAATGGTGCATATCCTTATCAACAATCTAATCAAAATTATGGTTATCAACAACCTAACTATTTACAACAATATCGACCATTTCAAAAACCAATTCAAAGTCCTTTTCAAAATACTTTATTCTTAAACGAAAAAGAGATTGATGGCAGAGTTGTAGATATTGGAACAAGTGATTTGCTTATTGATAGAGAAAAAGGAATTGCATGTATAAAAACAGCAGACCAATTAGGACAATCTACAAAAACTATGTATAAATTTGAAGAAATAAAACCAGAAGATATTGACAAAGAAAAACAACCTCAAATAAATACAGATGATTTTATATCAAAAGAATACTTCGATAGTTTTACTAAAAAACTCTATAGCAAAATAGGAGAACTTGAAACCAAAATCACTATAAAAGAGATGAAGGGGGAAGAATAATGGAAAATGAAGAAAAGGTTTTAACGCTTAAATCTTTAGAGAAAGAAACAAACATCAAATTCTCTGAGATACATAAAAAAATAGAAATGCTAGAAAAACAAATCGAAATTATAAAGAAAGTTAGGAGATAGTTATGAATGGAAATCCTATGCAACTTTTAATGCAACTTATGTCTAGTGGCAAAAACCCACAAGCAATGGTTGAAAATATGATGAGAAGAAACCCACAATTTAATGCAATGATAAACCAACAAAGGCAAAGTGGGCAATCTATGGAACAATTCGTAAGGCAATATGCTAAGCAAAATAATATAGATATAGATTCTATGCTTAATATGTTGCGTAATAGTGGTGCTAGATTTTAGCACATTCTTGTAGTGGTATCTCATTTGCAAATGTCGACTAATGCAGATTAGATATAAATATTTATTAAAAGGAGGATACACCTATGTATATTGAAGGAGATTTACCAGTAAACACTGGTTGCAACAACGGAGGATTCTTTGGTAATGGTGATGGAATCTGGGCTATACTTCTTTTCGCTATGATTTTCGGCTGGGGCAATAATGGAAATGGCTTTGGCGGAGGATTTGGTGGTGGATATGGAGCAGGTCTCTATGATGTAAATGCCAATACAAATCGTGGATTTGATAACCTTGCTATTCATAATGAACTTGATGAAGTTCAAAGCACTTTAACTAATGGATTCACTAACATTGCTAACAGCTTTACTAACCTTGCTACAAACTTCCAAAATTGCTGCTGCGAAAATAAACTCGGCATAGCTGACTTGAAATACACAGTTGCAACAGAAAATTGTGCAGATAGACAAGCTCTTAATGAAGGTATAAGAGATATTATTGCTAGCAACACAGCAAATACTCAAGCAATCCTTGACAAACTCTGTCAACAAGAAATTGATGCTAAGAACGATTTAATCGCAACTTTGAGAAGTCAATTATCAATGGCTGACCTCAAAGCGAGCCAAATTGAACAAACTGCACAACTTAGAGCAGGACAAATTGATGCTGTAAACTCATTATACAACCGTCTTGACACTTGCCCTGTTGGAACAACACCAGTTTATGGTAGAACACCAATATTCACTTGCAACGGAAATTGTGGATGTGGTTCGGTTCAATAATATGTGACTAATTATCACGCAAATATAGGAGATTAAAATATCCTGAATAACACTCAAGGCATAGGAAATCTCCCGTGCCTTGTTTTATTTACTATTAAAAGGAGAAAATTATGTATTTACTTGGATTAAAAAATGTATCAACTCAGACAGTATTGGCTGATGGGGCTATACAACTTACAGACTCAGGCAGTTATAGAAGAAATTGTAGAAGAAATGTGAACGGTGTTAGAGTATTTGACATTACTAACACATCTGTATCTCTTAACTGGCAAGGAATGTATCACATAACGGCAACATTGGTTGGAACTGGAACTGAAGCAGGTGATGTAACTGTTCAATTATATCAAAATGGAAATCCAATCACTGGCGCAATCTCTACACAAACTATAACAACAGCAGACACTGAATTTAGAACTTTTGTTATTGACTATTATATATTAGTTGATGACACTTGTGTTCTTGGATGTAATTCACCACTTATTCAAACACTCTCACTTGAAAACACTGGTGTAGGAGCAACTTTCACTAGCGTTGTATTCAATGTAGAAAAGGTGGTGTAATATGCCAAGAAGAATGATGAGAGATAAAAGAAGAATGCGTGAAGATAGACGCTCAAGAAGAAGAGATTATGCTTCTGGAAATGATTATGGCTATGGCTATACAGAATACAATTCAATGGGTGATTATAGAAGAGATAGAAGACGTCAAAGTTCGAGAATGGGCAGAGATGGCGAATACGATAGAGAACATTCTATGGACTATAACTATTATGAACCTTATATGTCAATGAGAGATTATGGTGATTATAGAAGAGACAGAAGAAGAGATTATAGAGATAGAGCTAGCGAAGAAGATTATCTTAGTGACGAAGAACTTATGGAATGGTCTAAAGAACTTTTAATGGCAGTTCCAGAAAAAGACAAACCATACTTTACCAAAGATAATATGGAAAAAAGAGCAAAAGAGATGGGTGTAAATTATAAAGACTTTACATTCTCTGAACTCTATACTGCTGCTTTAATGCTCTATAATGACTATTCGAAGACACTAGGAACTGCAAATATGGATTTATATATTCGTATGGCAAAAGATTTCTTTGAAGATGATGATGCAGAATTGCAAGGTAGCGAAAAATTAGCAACATACTATGATGAAATAGTTTGTGCTGAATAATGGCAGAATTTGTATATTACAATAATAATCCAGCCCAAAGAAATGAAGATGACTGTGTGACAAGAGCAATAAGTCTTGGCGTAGGTGAAGATTATGAAATCATATCTGAAAAACTAACTCTAATTTCTGAATTGCTGGAATGTGATAGATTGAATGTATGCTGCTATAAACATTTAATAGAATATGTATATGAATGCGAACCTGTAGATTGTGAAGGTATGACCGTTGAAGAATTTGCAGATGAAAACAATTATGGAGTATTTTTAGTTAGGATACCAGAACATATTACCTGCATAATAGATGGTAAAATTTACGATACTTGGGATTGTAGAGATTATTTTTGTGATTTAGCGTGGTTTGTTTGTGAATAAATATTCATAATTTCGCATAGTTATACAAAAAGTGTTGACAATAAACGCTACTTATGTTATTATTATTCTGTAAAAGGAGTAATTTTATGACAAACAACTTTTTACAATTAGACAAAAACAGAAGTGTTATAGCTCGTTGATAAAGAACAACATAAATGCAAGAGAGTGACATAAGCTTCGGTTTTATGAGTGGTTCGTGCCACTCTTTTTTTATGTAAAATAAATGAGAGAATTTAATCTCTCACTCTATGCCTAATATTTTTTTTATTTCTTCTTGTTTGTTTCCATCGACTGAAACTTGAACTAATTTATTATCTACAAAATGCAATTTGATTGTTCCATTACTACCAAATCTAAATATGTATTCAGTGGAAACTTTCATTTTTGTAAGGTCAAAATGTCCTTTCATTTTATCTTGAACTTCTTTTATTGTCATAATCCTTCTCCTAATCAATTTTATTCTATCTAATTTCTTCGTAATTTATTAAAATGAGTAATTTATCGAATTAAGCATTTCGTGTCTTAAAACGAAAATAAATGCATTATTTTTTAGTGATGTATTTATTACACAACTCCATAAAATCACTATTACTTATTACTAAATTGTTTGTTTGTGATGATTGTTGAACATCCGTTGCTTCTTTTCTTCCTAAAACCTTTTGTTGATAAATACTTGAAACTTCAGAAATTTTTCTTGTAAGCCCACCAATACTTAAGTAATTGCATATCCAATCATTTACTTGCTCAAGAACTTCTCTAACTTCTTTTACTCCATTGCTTTTTAAGTCATTAAATCTTGCAGTAGAAAAACCACAAAGTTGACAAAATTGTTCTTTTGTTGGCGGAATTATTTCAATTTTATTCATCTCTTTTATACATTCTTTGAAATAATCAAAAATAATCATAAATTCACTAGCACTATAATTTAACACTTGTCCCGCAACTTTTACAAATGGAGTAAAGCATAAGTCAGTTAATTCCAACATTGGTATTGTTTTATTCATAATAATTGCATTTTCATCATCTTCTGGTTGCATTATTTGATATTTTGCAAGTTCTTTTACAAATTCTCTCTTCCTTTTTTTTATATATTTAGGAAGTTCTTCCTTTTTCTTTTCGATAAGCTGTTGTCTTGCATATTCTGTAATTTCCCAAACTTCGTTTCTTTTTTCCATTTCTTTTTTGTTTGCAGTATCTCCCTTAGCCATTTATTTTCTCCTTTTTAATATCCCAAGTATCTTCTTGGTAATTGTATGTGTATTTGTATCCAAAATACTTTTCGGCTATTGCTTTTTTTTGCCAGAAAGTGAGTTTAATGTTTTCTTCCTTCAAAAATTCTGCAAAAACTCTAGCACTGTTTTGTCCTTTTCCATTCTTAAAAGCATTGCACCAACATTTGAATTTAGTGTATTCATATTCTCCCCTTGTTTTTGCTACTTCATTTTCTTTTGCTTCTTTGTCTTTTCTAATCTCTACCATTTCTCTAATTTGCTCTTCAAAATCTTCCATTTTATCCCCCTTTTTACTTTGTCAAGATTATATACCCTAAAACAAAAATAAACATTAAAATAATCCCAACAATAATAACGCTTTTTATAAATTGCATTTTATCTCCTTTTATTTTAGTTTTAAGACATTCTATATTCTGTTAGAGTAATTTATCATATTTTTATATTTCGTGTCAAATACCCCACTTAAAATTAGTCTCAAAAGGGCATATCCTTATCTTCTATCGGAACAAGTGCAATTTCTTCTTGCTCACCCCTTTCTAACCAACCGTATTGATGATTTTCATTTTGCTCATTAAGTAATCTTTTTGTAGGAACTTCAAAATAAAATCCACAAAGCTTTTCAATGCTCCCTAACTCTCTATTTTTTGCAACTTCGATTATATTATCGAATTGATATATTGGGTGATTGTCATCCCATCCAAAAAACTCTTTGCTTCTCTTTTTGAAATCTGCAGTGTTTCTATGAACTATAAATATATTATCTACCGCATTTGCAAGGTCTGAAGAACCGCTAATATCTTCTTTTCGAATAAAATCTCTAACCTTAGTTGGATGGCAGACGAATATAATATGAACTTCAAGTTTCTTTGCCAACTGACATAATTTTAGTATTGTAGATTTTTGTGCTTCGTATTTGTCTCCACTAAACTTTTGAATATTCATTGACATTAAATTGTCTAATATTACAAGTTTAATATTTTTGTTTGCAAGCAAAAGTTTTTGAATTGATTCTCCAATCTCTTCGATTGACATACCTTTGTCATTGTCATAGATATATAATTTATTATCAAGCCACTCATCAATCTTACCTTTAATATAATCTGGAACATTATAAAAATTTAACAACTCTCCATTTCTATTCTTTGCTTGCTTTACGTTGTCTTTTCCTGCTGCCTGAAGATATATCCAATTTAGTAACCTCCAATCTGAAAGTTCGCCAGAAAACATCCCAACTGAATACCCTTGTTCTATCACATTTAATGCAAGTTGATTCAAAATTGTAGTTTTTCCAGAACCATTACTTCCTGATATGATTGATACTTGTCCCAAGTCAAGTCCATTCATTGTTTCATCTATTTTTTTAAGCCCTGTCTTTAAGATTACTGAATTACTTCTATCAATTCTCTTAATTTCTTTAGGACATTTGAAATTGTATAACATAGTTTTCCCCTTTAATTATTAAAATGTAAACATACTTGTTTGTCCGGTTGCATCAGTGTTGCTTAGTCTATTTTTTGCAATATCAACCCATTTTTGCTCTATATCTATACCTAGATAATGCCTTTTAGTGTTTTTGGCTGCTACACAAGTTGTTCCACTTCCTACAAAACAATCTAAAACTATATCACCTTCTTGTGTTGTGTGTAATAAATGTCTTTCTACAAGTTCTGCTGGCTTTATAGTGGGGTGATTCCACTTATTTTTATCTCGAATATTTGCTGAACTTAAAAACCATTTACTCTTATAATCATATCCATCATTTAGTGGAACGCCTTTTTCTCTAAAATATAAACAATATTCAATATCTGGCAACCAAGAATTATTTGTGCTAGGAGTTGGGTTTGTTTTATTCCAAGTTAATATTTCAAAGTAAATTTCTTTACCTTCTATACTCCCACCTAAAAAGAATTTCATAATATCAAATATTTGTAATTTAGAACACCAAATAAAACAATTTATTTTTTTCATTACTCTTACAAATTCATCTAAGATTTGATAATCAATTCCATCTTCAATAGAAGTTATATTAAGACTTGTTTTTTTTATATTTTTAGCAATTCTTAGAGCTTCACCTCTTGTTTTTCCTTTGTTTTCTAAATAATTAGCATCTAACCCCATTAGTTCTAATCTTTTCTTTGCCGTTCTTTCTCCAAGTTCACTTTTTCCACTTCCACCTTGATTATATAAATATGGTATATCTGTGTAAATACAATCAATACTCTTATCTGGTATTTCTTTTATTGCTTTATAACTATCTGCACAATACACGTTGTCTAATTCGTAAATTCCTAATTTCATTTTACTTTCCTTTTAATTTATAATCAAATAAACCACTTTCAATAAGTCTATTTACTAATCTTTTTATCATTACTGGTGGAACGGACATTCCACAAATATAACCTACATTTGAATAAGTGTCTGGAATAAATTTATAATCTTGAGGAAAAGTTTGCATATTTCTCATTGTTTCTTTACTAGCATAACCAATGTTGTTTTTGTCATTTACATCAATTAAGTCAGGTTTTGCTCTTTGAGTAGGGCATACCATATCATCTCTAATATATAGAGTTTGAAAAGCGCTTCCTTTTTGTCCTAATCTTTTTCTTGTGTCTGCTATGTTTTTATCATTCTTGTTTGCTTGTGAAGCAATTTTGTAGAATTGAGTATCTTTACCCATTGGTTTAAGTTTCCCTTCTTTGATTTCTCCATAAGTTATAGGTTCATAATTAAAGGTCATATTTATCTTTTCTAGGTTGAAATCGAGTTTTGTAGCCACAAAGAACACTCTATGTCTAGTTTGTGGAACGCCCATTGTTTCGCCTTTCAAGAGCCAATGTTTTACTTGATAACCTATTTCGTGAAATTTAGTATATATCTGTTGAACATACTTCCAAGCATTTCCTAACATTAAGCCTTCTACATTTTCAAGTATTGCAACTTTTGGTTGAAGTTTTTTAACTGTATCTATAAATACAAATAACAAATCATCAAGTGTTTGCATTTTTTGACCTTCTCTAAACTTCTTTTCCACACCCCAAGCATCTTCTCTTTGTCCTGCCATACTAAAAGTCGAGCAAGGTGGACTTCCATCAAGAACATCTAAATCATATAATTCTTTTGGCAAGTCATCTCTCTTATTGAAATCTCTTATATCTTCCAAATAATTATATTTTGGATGATGGTTTTCAACATAAACTTTATTCATTCGTGGGTCAATCTCATTACACCCCAAGACTTCACAGCCACAAAGTTTATAACCCATTGTGCTGCCCCCTCCGCAAGCAAAACAACTAAATACCTTTAGTCCATTCTTTTCTGGATAGTCTTTGAAACTCCATTTCCAATCATTTGATTTTTCTTTTTTGTCATCAAACATACAAAATTGTTCCATATTATTTCACCTTTTTTTTATATTCTTTATAGTTTAAGTTGTCGCTAACAACTTTTATTGCACTCACATTGTCAAACATTGCACGAATAAAGGCAAGTTCCATATCAAACACACACTCTTCCCTAAAATTTTCATAATCTATATTTTCAACAAAGTCAGTAGAACTATAACATATTGCCGATTTTTGACTGTTATCCAATATTGCATTATCTAAGAATTGAAATGGTTCTTGGAAATGTGCCTTCTCGTGATAAGTCCTAACTTTATAAATTTCTATAATTTCACCAATTTCATAACACTTACTTCCAGCATACCCAATATTCATAATTTTAGTATCTCTTGGTAGGTCTTTTAATGTTTGAATAACATTCATTCCACCAACACCCGTTATTAAAATAGGACAATTTTCATATCCTAATTCTTTGACTAATTTTAATTCTTCTGGCTGTGCTATTACTACTAACATTTTTATCCTCCTATTATTTCTATTGGAAATTTTTAATTTGTCACTATTATATTTTGTGCTGGTGAGCAGAAAGGACAAACATTTTGAGATGGTGACATCACTGCTCCACATTTAGGACATACCCAACCTTGTTGATAAACCACTGAATGAATGCCTGTTGGTTTGTTGCTTTCATAATAATAATTAGGTTCACAAGTTTCACTAATTGACTTTTTGATTTTCATAATCTATTCTCCTTATTTTTAATATTTTTCTCTTTCTTTATATTTTTTTACTTTCTTCAAATGTTTGCACAAATCTATAACATCATAAATTGTTGTATATACTGCACCAATTATTGACAATCCTATGAATACTAGTGCGAATATAAGTAAGTTATAACTAAATATCATTGCACACCACCTTTACACTCTTCTAACCATTCAAGTTCGATATTAAGTATATCTTCTTCCAAATCTTCTTCTTGTGTATCAATTCCTATAATTATAAGTTCTTTATCTTCCATTATTCTTCTCCTAAAAATAATTTTTTACATAACCTGCGAGCTTCAAGGTAGTTTTCTTTCGTTAGTTTCCATTCTTGAATTGTCATATAGTATGTTTCGTCATCACTCCACTCAAGATGAATTTTATTGTATCTTTTGTAAATTTGATAGAATGAATAATTTTTCCCAACAAAATAAAAACATCCTTTCTTATTAAATTCTTCCCAAGTAGGCAAATCCAATCTTTCAGTTCTCGTGATATTCCCAAATTCTAAATATTCTTCTGCTTCTTCTTTGGTTTCAAAAAGGTCATCAATGCTTCTAGTTAAATTGCAATTATAATAATCGTTTTTGTATTCTATATATTTAGGCACATCATAATATTTTGCCATTGTTAAATCTACAAGATATATATCACCCTTAAATATATCATATATCGTTGCACCTTGTTTAATAAGTTCTTCAAGTCTTTCTTTTGAAATCATCTTTATTCTCCTTTATCCACCCATTCTTGGGTCAGGACACTCCCACCAAAAATCATCAAATTTTATTTCTTGGTCTTTTACTATTTTCCCATCTATAATTTCAACAAGTTGACAGAACTCCATTCCCCTTTCAGTTCCAAAAACCATTAAATCTACATTGAATTTTTTTGATATTTCTTTGAAATTGTTACCCTCAAAACCCCACGCTTGCCTTATATCAATACATAAAATTTCTTTATCTTTATTGTTAAAATATCCTTCTATTCTTTTAGCATTTACAAACATTCTATGGGAATTTTTTATATATAAGTCCATTGTGTTATCTACAAACACTCCATCTTCATCTATTTCGATTTTACACTCTCTTGGAATTGATACCTCTTCCAATTCTTTGAAACTACCATCTTCGTTTCTCACAATGTTTTGTCTATAATCATTGTATGAAATTCCATTCCTAACAAAATTTTCAATATTTTCTTTTGTTCCCCTAACTTTAAGAACACCCTCTATCCAATTTGGCATATTATCTTTTTTCTCCTTTTTCTATTTTGTCTAAAACTTCTTCAATAGTTGTTGTTTCCCCTTTCCATTCATATTTAAGCTCTGCCTGCTTTATTGCATTTCTTATTTCTTCACATACTTGGTGGCGAGAGTTTTTAAGTTGGCTTTCCAACTTTTTAATAATTTCTTCAGCGTCTTTAACAATATTTATTTCTCTTGCTTTGTAGTAAGTTTCAATATTCTTAATCTCTTTGTCTTTATCTGCTAGTTGTTGTTTCAATCTTTCATTCTCTTTGTCTTGATTTACAACTCTGTCAATAAATCTAAATTGTTCACCGTATTCTTTGTCATTCTTCAACTCTTCCCATAACTCATCAAAAGTTTTTAGTTTTTCTTTACTCATACTTCTTCTCCTTAAAACCCTAATACTTTTTTATTCAAATCATTATATAATTCGTGTTCAACATCATCAAACTCTTTTTCTTTAGGACTGACTTTGTCTAGTGAGATATATTGTTCTTTTGTAAACGGCTTGGTGAGAATAAATTTTCTATACAGCCAATCTTCTTTTAATATGAATGATTTTGGATTCCAACCGTAAGTATTTAATTCTTCAATATTAAATTCTTTCATCTTGTTTACAAGTTTTAAGATTCTCTCTGCTCTATCATTAAAACTAAATATTCTTTTACAAGCACGAACCCCACCTTTTTTTGTATCTATTTCATAATTTTCACAGACACATTCTCTCGTAGTATTTAATTTATTCAAATAACACCATCTTTCAGTCTTTGCTACCATATAGTGCGCAGCGTGTTCTTCTGGTTGTTTGGGTTTGTTACAATGAATACAAGTTCCACAACATTTTGCTATTTCAAGTTTCATTTGTTATCTCCTCTACTTTTATCTTTTTCCATTCTTCTTTTTTCCATATTCTACTCCTCCAGATATTTTTCAAGTATCTCTCTAATTTGTGTGTCATCACTTAAACTACCACTTAAATTTTGTTTTAGGTTATTTACACTCCCTCCAAGACTATCTCTAATCATATCTCTAAAACGGTCTTTAATTTCTTCTTCCATAGCAACTATAATTTTGCTTATTGAATATCTATTCATCTCTCTTCTCCTTCTTTTATTTTCTCAAATCGATAAATTTATAATATTCATCAATAAGTTCTTGTTTTGCTTGCTTAATTTCTTCTCTTACTTCATCTGCTTTATATAAAGTATACTTGTCTTTTGTATAATCAAGAGCAAGATGAATTGTATTGAGAGTTTCTTTTGTTATTTGTATAGTTATTTTATTATCTTCCATTATATTCTCCTTCTTATTCTATATAACACCAAGATTGTGGTGGACGTTTAAGTCTATTTTTTATGCAATTACCTAATAGTATTTTTATTTTATGATTATCTGTATCAAATCCTTCAAAACACTGCCATCCACAAAATTCACAAACAAGTCTTTCTCTATGATGTTCTGAATAAAACTCACTTAATTCTTTTGGTGTGTCATAGATTTCAAGGTTATCTATATGCCAACCATAACCGTGTTTTTTGCCTAGATAGCCTAAAAGTTCTGCTTGTGATAAACAACTATTTTTCCTTATAGTTTTTAATTCTTCTCTAACTTCATCACATATTAACCATACATCTGACCATACTTCAAACTCATCATATTTCTTCAAATACCATCTTGCAACAACTTTACCATTAAGAGCATTATATTCTTTAACAAACATATTAGAATCTTCTATATATCTCAACTTATTATCTAGTTCAAATTCGTCATCATCATTTATGCGATATACATAAGGTTTCCCTTTTGTGCAATACATTTCAACTAAACATTCTTCTCCATTAAGGACTTCTTTTGGAATAGATTTGCGAATTTCAAGTATTTTCTCTCTATTCAAAATTTTACATACATATTGTGGTCTTACACTAATCATTATGTGTTCCATCTTTATTCTCCTCTTTATTTTGGTCTTTGAAATATATTCCCTTTTCTTTTAGATATTTAGCAAAAGGTTGCCAAAATATTTTTGGTTCATTTTTAGTTGGAATATGAACTTTTAACCAATCTATAAAATGTGGATACAATTCAGCAAAGTCCTTATCACTAATTCTATTATATATAATATAATTTCTAATAATATGGTCTAAATAAACTCCATCTTTAATTCCAAAATCTTTAATAATATTTTCAGTAACTCCATACATTGACAAATCACCAACTAAATTACCATACATTTGTTCATCATTTTCAATTTTGTTTTTTGAAATTTTTGAAACAATATCAATTCCTTCTATCGCCATATTATTTCCACTAAACCATTCTGCAATTAAAGAAGAATCACTTTCTCCTGTCAATTTTTGTCTGTTTACTAATTCTTGCAATGTTATTTTTTGTGTCCAATCTTTATTCATTAACATTATACTTCTCCTTTTTCTATTTGGTCTAAAAATTCAGGTTTTATAACATATACAAATGGCACTGCTTTTGACCAATTTTTGTATTCTGCCTTTTCTCTTATCTCATCACATATTTGCTTGCGAATTAAATTTTTGAAATCTTGTATAACATTCAATTTTGTAAATGTTTTTCCATCTTGTCTTACCGGTGTAAAAGCCCATTCTAATTGTAAATATCTTTTTAGTTTTTCAATCTCTTTGTCTTTCTCTATAAGTTGTTGTTCTAGTGATTTTATATATTCTTCTCTTTTACTTAATAATCTTTTGTCGACTGTTAATTCAAAATAAGGGTCAGAGTTGTTCGCAATTCTATAACATTCATTGCACATTCCAATTTCCCAATGAATATCACCAGTCAAAAGTTTTCTCCCACATATTATACATTTACTCATCTTTCTTCTCCTTTTGCTTGTTTTATGAAATAGTCTGTTCCTAGTTTTTCTTTAATTTCATCAAAACATAAATCTATATCTGTTAAATAATTTCTTATTTCTTCTACTGCATTTTCACTTGATATTTCTTTTTTACTTTCAGTAACACATACTTCACCTATAGTAGTAAAATTATACCAAATTTCATAAAGTTTGCTTTTTAGCACTCTATTTTCTTCTTCTAAATCTCCTTCTGCTATGGTAATTGGAACGATTGTGCAGTCAACATTGTCAAATTCTCCACTATTAAAAGTAGTTTTTATTTCTTTTTTATTCCCAATTTCCATATAAGACAAACTTCTATAATTAAAATGGTCGAAATAATATCCACACTCACAATGCCAACACAACATTTTTCCCTCTTTATTTTTAATCACATAAGCTTGCATTTTATTCTCCTTTTTTCATTTCATACATTCTTTCATCTGCACATTTTAAGGCATCACTAAAAGCAACTTTTTCATCTTTTATACAAATACCATAACTAAATTCTTTATTCCCTTTACATTGCCAATCAAATTGTAATTCTCTACCTTTATCAAAAATTACAACAAACTCATCTCCACCAAGTCTTATAACAGTTCCATAAAGTTTTAAGAAATTAGCAAGATTTTTAATTCTTTTATCTCCAAATTCGTGTCCCCATTTATCATTTGTTTCTTTCAAACCATTTAAGTCAATAATAGCAAATTCCATTTCTTGTTTATCAAACTTTTTTCTATTTTCTTCAAGCCAATTTCTATTATAACAATCTGTCATTTTATCAAAGAATGCTAATTTATAAAGTTTTTTATATTTCATTATTTTCCCCTTTCAAATTCTTCTAAATCTGCAATCAATTCTTCGTATGTTCTTTCGTCATTCATTCTAGCTCTCCTTTTCTATCTTGCTTATCTTTTCCTCTAAGTCATCTTGGTTTATGTAATAAGTCCCATTTTTAATACAAAACATACAATCATTTATTTCGTTTCTAAACTTATTACAAATTTCTTTTATTATTTCTTTCCTTTTCATATTTTCACCTATTTGATTTCGATAATTTCAAATTCTTTCCAAACTGGTGTATTAAAGAATTTACATAATTTTGAGATTGTTCTTTTTCTATCTAATCTTGACTTAATTTCTACTTCATAATAAGTATTCAAAACAGCACTTTTAATAATCTTGTAATAAATTAAAGTTATATCTAACATTGCTGCCAACTCATAAAGTAAATTCTTTGAACTATCTTCTTTTTGTTGAATTATAATTTTTATTGTCTTAAACATATTTATTCTCCTTTAATTTTTTTTAAGAAATAATCTATAACTAAATGAACATTATAACCGCCTTGATGCTTTTTATTACTCATATCATTATACATTATAACTTTTCCACCATATTTGAAATCTTGCCTTTGTTGTTTTTCTAATTCATTTACTTCTTCTTCTGTTAAAAAAATATTTGTAAAGTATGTATGTCTGCCGATATAATAAATATAACATTGAGGAGCATTTATTGCTATAGTCATAACTCCTTCAGCCCAAAATCTTTTATTATTTCTAACATTTTCAACTACATAAGGTTTCCCATTTTTTGCAAGTTTTTGAATAATGTCTGGAAGTAAATGTTTCGTGTCTAGTGAATATTGACTACATCTATTTCCTCTTGCAATACTCCAATAATTACAAGGTGGTGTAGCTATTATAAAATCATAAGGCGATAAATCAATATCCATCATATCTCCCCCTAAATCTCTTTTGCCGTTTATGTCTTGATAAACAATATCAAATTCAGGATGTAAAGCTTCATAAGCACCTAAATATATACCTTTCATTTTTATTCTCCTTTTAATTCATACTTTACTAGAGAACTTCATATCCACTAGAAGTATTGGTTTTGTTTTGGCTAGCAAGTGAGTGATTGTATTTGCCTTCAAGTGTCTTTGCAAAGTTATTATCGTTCATAAGCCAATCAAAATCTGCTTTGAAGCCATTTACTTTACCTTTAAGAAAATCACTATTCTCTGCATTAGTAAATACTTCTTTGATTTCATTCAAACTATAAGTATCTAACCTTGCTTTAATTTGTTTCTTTCTTTTATCAGATAAAGTTTTGCATTTAGGAAATGAAGGGCAGAGTTGATGATATATATCTATTATTTCTTTATAATTATTATTAGGTAAAGTTTCTTTACTACCCCCTAGTAAAGTTTCTTTACTACCCCAGTTAAAATTCTTTACTACCCACATATTCACTCTATAGGCATTTTGCTTTACATTATTTATAAGATATTCTGTTTTGATGACTAATTCCTTGCTTATAAGCCCATTTATTGCCTTTATAACGCTTGGTTTACTCATTCCAGTAAATTCACACATATAATTCAAACTTCCCTTAAATTCAGTAGTTTCATCTTGTGTAAAACCGTAAATAATAGCAAATATATTTAATTCTGTGCCTTTAAGTCCTAGTTGGTTTAACATCCATCCACTAATTTGGTAATAATTTTCATCTTTAATTTTTTGCATTATTGTCTCCTTTATGTAATAAAAAACCCTACAACGATTAACCATATTGCGAAACTTAGGTCTTTCATTGTAGGGTTAAGCCCTATCTAAATATTAAGTTAAACCCATCAACCAAGTTTCGCTAAACATTGATAGGGCTTTGATATATGCAATAAAAACAGTTCAAATATTTTTACTACATAAACAATATATCATAAATGAAAGAATTTGTCAACAAAATCTGCGAGGTTTTTCATAATCTTTTTCTAAAAGTTCATTGATTATTTTTTCAAGTTCTTCGATTTTTATTTGTTTTTGGTGATTTTTCATTCTTTCGAGAAGTTCTCCAAGGACTCTTTCTCTTTCTTCTCTGCGAACACCAATAAATTCTTGTTTTCTTTTAACTACTTTTTTAGTGTCTTTTTTTCTATTTTCTTCAAATTTGAAATAATTTATGTTCATTGGTTGTCTCCTTTGATTCTTAAGTTTTTTAATACTTCGTCTAATTTGTCAAATTCTGTGTGACTTGTGACTTTCCAAATTTTTGCATTTGGATATTTGTGTTTGAATAGTCTAAATCTTAAACTAAATAACTCGTCATCAAATTGATAACCTTTCGTTTCAACAAGCAAGTCATAATCTGGCAAGTAGAAGTCTGGAGTATATATTATTCTTTGTAAAGTGTGTTTTTTGTTTCGCATAATGGTTTTGACTGTTTTATCTCTCTCGGTTCTGTCAACCCATTCTTCTTGTGGTATCAGTTCAAACACTTTTGTTTCGTATTCCCATTTTACTGGTTCGTGATAATAGTTTACACCTTTATATCTTAATATTTGTCCATCAAGAAACATAGCAAAATCTCTTTCAAGTGTGGAATTGAATGTTATTCCTTTATATTCTTGTTTCTTGGCAAATACACGCTTATAGTAACCTTCCATAATTATCTCCTAAAATGTATATTAAAAAGTGTTTTATTGTTAAAATGGCAATTCATCTGTGTCATCAATAGGTGTCATTTCTACTTGTTGAACTGTTTGTTGTGTTTTTTGAGTTTGTGCATTTTGTGTTCCTTGATTTCCACCAATAAACTCAACTTCGTTAGCAATAATTTCTGTTACATATCTTTTTGAGCCATCTTGTGCTTCGTAAGAACGATTTTGAACACTTCCAGAAATGAGTGCTTTTGAGCCTTTTTTAAGATATTTATTGCAATTTTCTGCTGTTTTTCCAAAAGTTACGATTGTAAAGAAATCGCTTTCGTATTCTCCATTTTCGTTTTGTCTATTTCTTCTTACTGCTAAATCAAATCTAGTGAATGAAATTCCATTAGCAGAAGTTGTGAGTTGTGGGTCTTTTGTTAAATTCCCCATAAGTATAACTTTGTTCATAATTTTATTCTCCTTTTTTATTAAATATCATCGAAAGTAACCATATCATTCATTGTTGGTAACTTTTTCTCTAGTTTATATTTTGGGTTGTATGTTATTTCGACGTCATTGATTTTTTCGTTTTTCTTCAAAAGTTCTTCGTCTCTTTTAATAATTTCTTTTTCTAATCGCTTGATTTCTTTTCTCAAAGCATTGTTGACTTCTTTTTGGTGTTGCAACCTTTTTTCGTAGTCGGCAAGTTTTCTTTCTTCGGTTTTGTAGCCGTTTTTGTCATATTCACAACTACTAATTGCAATATATTGTTTTATTATTGGTTTACCAACTTCATTTTTGAGTTGGTTCTTTCCTTTCCATTGTGTTCTATTTACATACTCGAAGTCTAATACTCTAATAATACTTTTTTCTGGATTTGAGATATTTATAAATGAGTATTTGTTTTTGTCAAGGTCTAAATCGAAATTTGCTATTTCTAATTCCAAGTCTGTATATATTTGGCATTTGTAAAAAGTCATTTCCCATTTGTTTGCATAAGGTATTTTAGGATTGTATGTGTTTTCTACGAGTGTTGCGTCATAGAAAAAGCCACCTTGTTGATTTTCGAATTTTTCTAGTGTGTAAATTGCACATTTGCTATATTTTTTCATTGTGTCTCCTTAAAATTCTACTACTAAATTTTTCTTTGCTACTATAATTTTGTCACAAAGGTTTTTCATTCCATTTTCAATATTTTCTTTTAAGCCACCCATATTACTTGTATGACAAGCAATTATGAGTTTAGGTTTTTTCTTTAAGTTCTCAAAATATATTTGAGAGTTTTCTAGTGAATTATGAAATTGAATGTTATTTGCTACGTGTAACTTTGATATATCTTTTTCATCAATGAGTTTGTTTACAGTGAACTCATCATAATTGATTTCGTAGAGCCAATAATCAACTTTTTCGATTTTTGGCATTTCTGTAAAGTCTGTTACATAGCAAAAGGTTTTATTCTCTATACTATTATATATTATAATACCATAGTTTTCTGCGTTGTGTTTCACGTGAAATATTTTTATTTTCCATTCACCTATTGTAATAGTTCTATTTAATTCTGGGCATTCATAAGAAATTATTTCGCACCCAGAGTTTTTGAAGTCTTCTAAACTTTTTGAATGGTCTTCGTGAATATGGCTACAAAACACAAAGTCAAGGTTTCTAAATCCGTTAAAATTCTCATTGTTAGTTATATCTTGAAATTTTATTCCACAATCTAAAACGCAGAATTTTCCACTATTTGATTGTAATAAATAACAATTACCTTTTGACCCTGTGCTTAAAGTCACCAATTTCATAATGTCACCCCCTTTTTAATTTTCTGGCATATCAACAACAAAATTTTTTGGTTTGTATGTTACATTTGCAAGCATATCTAAAACTTCTTTTGCTCTTTCTTCACTTTCATAAACTCCAAGAGTTGTTACTGGAGATATGCTTTCAATATTATATTTTGTCTTATTAAATTCTTGATAGACCTTTATGGTTATTCCATTTGATTGAACTAATGTTTTTTTGTTTTGCGACATAATCCAAATTCCCATAATTCACTCCTAGCAATAAACTTTAATAGTCTTCTTTACTTTGTCATAAGAACCAGTAACTGTTCTATATTTGTCTTGGTTGTCTTTGAACTCTGTATAAGAAATCTCTTTGACATTTTCTCCATCAATGTTTTCGATAACCATTTCGGCATTTTTTGTCTCAGTTGGTTGTTCTACTGGTTTAGCTTTAATTTCTTTAACATTATCAGTAATAACGACATCATCTGCATTGATAACTTCTTTTGCATAGTCAACATCTGCATCGATTTCAAATTTATTGCTATCATCTGAAGTATTGATATATTTCTTTGCAAGTCTACCAACAACAGTCTTTCTGCACATTTCAACTGGAAATTCTTTGTGAACTGAACCACCAGAAGAACTTTTTGCCCAAGAACGATTGATTTCTTTCATTGTCATAATATCACTATCATCAACTTCTCCATCTTCTTTGACTGCAACTGCATAAGCACCTACAATGTTGTCAATATCGAACTTTGAAAAGTCTGGTGTGTGATGAACAATTTTGCTACCATCAATTCTTTGTTCAATTCTAACATCTTCGCCTTTATAGATTACATTTGAGTTAATCTTAATATGTGAGTATGCTTTTGCTTGTTTTTGTTTTCCAAAATAACTTTCTTGCAATGTTAAAGTATTTCCATAAGTTACAAGATAACATTGTTTCTTTGCAATATTCAAACCTTTACTAACATATTGTTGAATAACTTGCTCCAAGCTTGTTCGTGTGCAAACTTCCAAGACTGGTCTTTTTTGTTTGTCGACTGTTTGAAGTGCTGTTAAGTAAAGTGATTTTACTGCGTCATTTACATCATAGTTTGGTGGAAGGACAACTTCTCCGTGATTTTTAATGAAATCTTGTGCTACTGCAACAAAGCCTTCGCCTGTTCTTAATGCGACTGAATTTGTGTCAGTCTTTACTACTTCTAAATCTTTCTTTTCCATATTATTCTCCTTTTATTTTAATTTCTGGAACATCTATGTCTATGTTTAGATTTTCTAAATGTTCTCTTAGTTTAATCAATCTTTGATAACTAGCATTTGTTTTAAGCTTTTCTTTCCAATATTCCTCTCTACTTTTAGGGTCTTCATTACTCATTCCATCATAAAACCCAAAATTTGGAACTCTTTCAAGGTTTCTAATTCGTTCATCAATTAAATCAAATATTACAACAAAATCTGCTACTGATAAATAGTGTTTCATAATTTATTCCCCCTTTTTATAAACATCGTCAATTTTTATGACATTTTCTAATTTTGTGCCTTTTTCTGCAAAGAGTTCAATAACTTGTCCATTTGTTTCGTATGGAAGTGTGATTGATTCTGCATTATCACTAAACATTACAATATTCAACCCATAATAATCTTGCAATACTTTTACTGTTTCAATATTTGCAATATTTTTCTGCCCAGCACTCAAACTTGAATAACGCTTGTTTTCATACATACAAACACAATCTTCTTCAATGCCACCTTCTCCGTTCTTATATATCTCTTTATATAAAGCCCAAGAAATACCATTTGAGAATTTTTCATTGACTTTTTCTACGATTATATCTGTTTGCTCTTTAACATAATCAGTAAGCGCCTTTTCTCTTTTTTCGACTTCAACGATTTTGTCAGCAACATCTTTGTTTTCATCTTTCCAATTTTGAATATCTATTTTGCCTTTTTCAATAAAGTCTTTCTTTCCAAGTTCTCTTTCAAGACTTGATATTTCGCTTTCTAAGGCAATTTGTTGTTCTTTCGATAAATTACTCAAATCTGTTGCTTTTGCGGTTTCTAGCCCTATTTGAATTGATTTTATGCTATCATTTAATTCATTTATGCGAGTGTTTGCTACAAAATTGTCAATTTCTGCTTTTGTTTGCTCAAATCGTGATTTCTTTTCATTATATTGTTTAAGTAAATTATCAACCAATGTTTTTTGTTTTTCAATGTCGTTTGAAAGTGTTTCTTTTTGCTTTTCAATTTCTTCTGAGGTTATAACAATTTCGTATGGTCTATGACACAAAGGACATTCTTTTTCTGGTTCATTTACTTGTGTTAATTTGCCAAATAAGTCATTAAGAGTATCGTTTTCGATTTCATATTGCATATTGAGGTTTTTGCACTCATTGTATAAACTTTGAGATTTTGATTTTAATTCATTTTGTTTGTTAAAATCTTCCATTTCAAGTTTTGACTTCTCTTTGTTAAGTTCAAAGATTTTTGATTGAAGTTCGTTGATTTGTGCATTTTCGTTTTCTTTTTGAGAAGATGTCAACATTTTGTTGAGTTTTTCTTTTGCAATTTTCAAATCTTCTTCAAGTTTATTGAAATCAATGCTTGATAATTCTGTGATTTCTTTAGTCTTTTGTTCTATAAGAATATTATTCTTGCTTTGAGTTTCTTTGTAACCTTTCTTTTCTTTTGTAAGCATAGACTTAATATCACTTGTTGCAAAACCTTTAATGATATATGGTTTAATTTCTACATATTTTTCTTTTTCAATAATATCTTTCAATGCACTATCTACTCCACAAATCTCAAACAAGATTTTTCTTCTATTGTCCCATTTGAATTTTGTTGTATCGCTATTAAAGTATTCTTTATCAGTAAGAATCTGTAAGTTATCAAATACACCAATTCCAAGAATATCAGCAAGTTTTTCTTTGTAGTCTTTCTCTTTCATTTCAATATCATCAATAGAATAAGTATTCTCATTTGTAACTTTATTCATCGTATTAGTATCTTGGTTGAGTTGGTATTTCCCTTTGCTAACTCTTTGTAGCTTATATTCAAAGCCATTGATGTCTAAAATTGCAACTACCTTTGTTGTAAGATTTGGTATTTCTTTATTGTTAAGCATAGGCAATACGTCTACTGTATTTTGACAAAGCACCCATTCAAAAGCGTTCTTTATTGAAGATTTTCCTTCTCCATTTTGTGCTTTAATTTTATTTACTTTGTTATTAAAAGAAAATTTTCCACTTGCTATTCCCTTAAAGTTTTCTAAACTAATGCTTTTTAATATAACTGTCTTCATTTTTTCCCCTTTTTTTTATTTTATTCTTCTTGTTCTGTAAACAAGTATTCAAAAAACTCTAATGTTTTAAGTTTTTCGTCTTGCACCAAAGTATTGAATATTGCAAAGGCTTCTTGTATTGTAAATCTTCCAGTCTTGAATTTGTTTTGTATTCCTTGAAAACTTTTTCCTAATAATTTAGCAATATATGAGTATGAAAATTTTTCAGTTCTACTTGCTCTTTGCTTTAATTTTCTTTGGTTTATGATTATTTCTAGCCCTAGCATTTTAACCCCCTTTTAATAGATTTTTCATAAATATTTTAACATAAATTGAATTATGTGTCAACTAAATTTCAAAAGTTTTTAATTATTTTCTAAAATTAGTCCCAACCATATTTTTCTCCATAGTCTAAAAATCTACGATAATTATTCAATCTTTCATCTGTTATTTGAGTTTTTGCATAGTTTCTTGCAATCTCTAATAATTCTTTTTCAGTCTTTCCACAAGGAACACACAAAGATTCGTGCCAAAAATAATCATATCCTAATTCTTCTAGTGTGAATTGTAACAAATCATAAGTTTGTCCTTTTTCTACAAAATAGATTTCTCCTGCAATATCTATATCATCTTCTGGTCTTTCATTCCATTCTCTACTAATTCTTATTTTTTTTACTGTTGCCATAATTTTTATTCCCCTTTTATTTTATTTATTATTTCATAGCCTTTGTATTCTTTTTGTAGTTTGTTTATTTCTTCTACTTCGATGTATTTTAGAAAGTTGTAAAAACCTTTTCTATTAAGTTTCCAAACTTCTATTCCTTTTTTACCATTCTCTATAATTAGTCTTTTCACAATTTGCACTCCCATAAACATAATCCCAGAATAAGTCTTTGTGATTTTTAGGTAAAGATACATAAAACTTTTCTAATTCCCCTATTGTCAAAAAGTCTGTTATCACATTTTCTAAAAGCCAATCAATACCTTTCCAATTTGTTTTCTTTGTTTTTCTTTTATTAAAGTCATATCTAAAAATAGTTTTTTCGAGTGGGTTGTATATTGCAACTACTCCCCTATGTTCTTTTTCTTCTGCTAATTTTGTGTGTTTCTCCAACAACAACCATTTCCAATATTCATATTTTGATTTTACTCTTTTCATTTTCGTTCTCCTTTTAATCTTCATCATCGACTAACATATCAATATCAGTCATTTCATTTATTTTGTTTCCACCTAGAGTCCAACAATCATTCCAATTTGTTCTTTGACTCCAGTCTATAAAGCTTTTATTTTTTCTTTTTTTGTTGAATATACTCATTTTCTTTCTCCTTTACAAATTTTAATATTTCGCTTTTGTCTAAATAAAGAGCATTAAATTTCTTTTCGTTTGGATAATCTGCATTTCTTATAATGCATTCTCCAACACCACTTAATTCAAAAGCATTTTTATTATCTAATATAACTCTACTTGTTGGTATTGATACAGTTTTGAGTGCTATTACAGTAGGACAATTTGCTTTTATAAGGTTTGTGCATACTTTTGCAATAGGACTTTGTGTTGCTATAATTAGAGATATATTTACAGCTCTTCCAATTTGAGCAATATGGGCTATTTTGCTTTCAATGTATGTCTTTAACCCAGAGAGCATTAAGTCAGCTAATTCATCAATCACAACTATTATTCGTGGAAAGTCTTCTTCTTTTTGTTTAGATAACTTGTTAAATCTCTTTTCCATTATTTCTGTAATTTTTCTTAATGTGTCAAGTGCTTCGCTACAATTTTTTGCTGTTTTGCTAGCAATTTGTGGTAGGTTGTCCCATATCGACAATTCTTTTTTTATGTCAATCAAATATATTGTTGTGTCTTCATTTGAATCGTTTTTCATAAGAGAATAAAGTATATTGTTTATGATATTTGTTTTCCCCATACCTGTTGCACCACCAATAAGAGTATGAATTGCTTTCTTAATATCAAATATAACTCTATTCCCATCAGTGTCAAGTCCTAAAAGTGCTTTTCCTTTTTTGTCTTCATTTTCATAGTTAGTTGAGTTAAGTAATATTTCTTTCTTTTTTATCTCTATTGCAAAGTGATATTTTTCACTTTCTGCAAGTTTAATGTCTTTATGATAACATAATGCCATTATTTTTATTGCTTTTGTTAATTTTTGAAAATCTTTTAAGTTTTGCAATTCAAATTCGTATTTTGTTGTTATTTCGTTGTCAATAGTTTGTTTTAAGACACAATATAACCCCATTTCTATTAAAACATTTTCTAATTCCTTGCCAAAATTTTCCATTTCATTCCCCTTTTTTAGTCTTTGTTTTGTTTTATTATGTTATAGACAAGAGTTCTACTAACTTTGTGTTTTCTTGCAATATCAATACTTCTCATTCCAGACAAATAATCTTTCCAGACATCTTCTCTTTCTTGAGGAGTAAGTGCAAATCTTCTATCAAATTCAGTTCCTGCAATTTTAGGCTTAGATTCTATTTTTGACAAGCCAAGTTGCACTCTAATTGTTTTTTCAACTTCCCTTATATCCTTTTTGTTTAATTTATCAATAACCTTTATCACTTCATTTTTTGATATGCAAGTTATTTGTTCAGCCAAGAAAGTATTTTTTATTCCATTGCTTCTAATCATTGTGTAGTGAGTTGGAAGAGTATTTTTTTCTTTTGTGGTTGAAGGTATAACAGTCAATATATTACTAAAAGCATTATTTTTGTTGTTTGATACAATTAAATATGGCCTTTCACCAGTTTGAATATTCCCAGAAGCGTTTGTATTATTGATTAAAACAATGTCTCCCCTATTAAACTCCATTATTTTCTTCCCTCGCTTTTTTTCTTTCTCTATAACTTTTTGAATATTCTTTTGATTTTTCTGGGTTTTTCTTTCTATATTCTCTCAACCAAGCTGCTCTTTGTTCTTTATGTGTTTGTCTATAAAGTTTGTTTGCTGCTTTTACTTTTTCTCTATTTTTTTCATAATATTCTTTTTGGTGTTGTAATCTTTTTTCTCTATTATTCTCATAGTAGTATTTTCTATGCTTCTCACTATATTCTGTAAAGTAGTCTCTATTTATGTCTCTATAATTTTTTGCATAATCTAAATATTTATCTCTATTCTTTTGATAATATTCCTTGTTCTTTTCATTTATTTTATCTCTATTCTTTTGATAATATGCTTTGTATCTTTCTTTGTTTTTTTGATAATATTCTTTTGAATATGCTTTTCTATCTTCTGTTAGTTTTTTCCCTTCCATTTATTCCTCCTATTCGTATATTCTAACCTTTAACAAAATTCCACTTTTTTCATCATCTTTAATTAAAAAGCCGTTTTCAAATTCATACAATTTTGCGTCTTTATTAAAACAATCAATTACATTTTTAGCATATTTTGTTTGATAATTCCAAGTTCCAATTTTTACATATCTTTCCTTGTTTACGATTGCAATAGTTATTGTATCTCTATTAAAAGTGATTTCACTTGTTGGTGTAGTTTGTTTTAAGATTTCGTCAAAGTTTGGTCTTTCAACATCATTTACTGTTGTCATTTCAAGTCCTTTCTTTTCTTCATTTGCTATAACAAGATAAGTTCCATTACAAATATAAGTTTTTCCATTTTGAAAATATGCGCCAGCAAGTGCGGGTCTATCTTTTTCCATTTCTTTTTTTGTCATTCTTGACAAGTTTAATAACCCTTTTTGCACACTGGAATTTTTGCTTTCTTTTACACAAAGTTCTTGCATAAGTATAATTTTAAGTTCTTCAATTCTATTTTCGTTTAACATTTCAATAATCTTTTTATTTTTCATTTTATTCTCCTTTTAATATATATTTTGCAAAATGAGTTTTTTCACCAAAACGGTTAAGTCCTGTCTCTGTTTCTGTTGCAATATCATACCCATCGTGTCGTAGGTCATAAATAATTGCAGATAATCGAGTTGCACCAAACAAGTCTATTGCTTGTAAACTTGTTATAGTTTTATTTTTTTGCAAATACATCAATACTCTATCGTATTGCGTTAATCTTTTTTTATTTCCATTTTCAAATTGTGTTGTTTTCATTTTAATTATTCCTCCCTATTATTTTAATATTATCAATTTTAAGTTGTTTGTTTCTATCTTGCTCTGTTCTAAATTCTTTTGTGAAAATAGGTTGCCCATTATCTTCACAATATGTTATGTATGGTATATTGCTTATTTTACTATTCCAAATGTGTGCAATCATTGTTCTATAACCTCTCTTTTAATTTCATTGTTTTGCTTGTAAATAGACTCTGTTATATCATCTGCAACTAATTTTCACATCATCCGCATATCCATATTTGAATAAATTATTTGCAGTTCCAAGAGCATCGGTTCTATTAAATACTATATCCATAGTATGCCAAGTTCCAGTATCTCTTTTATAATAACTTACATAATATTCTTGTTTCATTTTTTATACCTCCATTTATAATTAAAAAGTGCAACAGCCGTGTTCATTATAAGGGCAGTTTTTGAAAGTTGTGCATTTGTTCTTTACAAAAAGATGTTTTACTCTATAAGGGCAGTTTTCAAAACTTGTGCAATAGCCCATAGCCCTATAACAACAATCTTCCAAATTTTTGATTGTTTTGTCAACAATCATTTTTGCCAGTTCTTCATCTCTTAAAATTCTTTTTGCCATCGTTTTATTCCCCCATATCAAACATTTCAAATAGTTCTTCAAAAAAATCTTCTGCATATTCATCTGTTAGTGTATGCCAACTTACATAACGTTTGCCACTAAAACACTCCCATAAAGTGTATGCTTCAATAAACGTCAACTCTATATTTTTTTGCTTTGCTAATTCCATAAGTTTAATTGTATCATCAAATTTATAGTCGTCTTTTTTTAGTTTGAATTTTTTAATCCAAAACAAATCTCCTAATTTCATTTTATTTTTCCCCCTTGTATAATCTTTTTAAGTTGTTAAAATTCTCAGCAGTTATATAATAAAGTTGCATAATGTTATCATAGTTGTCATCATAAAAGTCCGCAACCATAAGTGATAAAGCGTAGTTATCAAAATCAATATAATCAATATTGTTTGCAAGCCATTTTTCACATTGTTTTGCAGTTGTAAACCATTTTGATTGCATCAAATAATCTTGTGTTTCAACATTTGTTATTTCAATATAATATCTTTTCATTTCTTTTCCCCTTTTAATGCGTGCTATTCCAATTTTCAATAGCCCACTTATTCCCCGTTGCATAAACAGAGTTTCTTGTTCTTTCGTATGGTGTATCAAAATATCGTTGTTCTTCATCAAAGTTCTTTTCAGTCCAATTCATAAATTCTTGCCAAGTTGCAAAATTGTTTTGGTATCTTTCTTTTAATTCATTATAACTTATTGTCTCATTTGTCTTTTTGTTTGTAAAATAACTAACGCATCTCATTTTATTCTTCCTCCTCTTTCCACTCTTCACTATTGATAAAGGCAATAAAATCGTTTCGCAAATCTTTATAATATTCTTGTAAAGTTGTGTAATTGATAAAGTTGTCAACATTGTTTTCAATAACAATATGTCTTCCACCTCTTCCATTGTAGCCAATTTTTATGCCAAATTCTTCTTCAAAAGTTTCCAAATAATTGTCAGCATAAAACCAATACAATTCTTCATCAATATCAACATTTATTTCAAATAAGTTATGATTTTCATCGAGTTGTATTTCATTTTCATAATATCTAAAATTTTCATTTTCAAGTGTTTTGTTAAAAAGTTTTACAATTTTGTTATAAGTCCACTTTTTCAAATCACTATCATAATACTCTTTTAATTCAGCAAAAGTGTCATCATCAATTTCAAAATATGTAGTTCTTCCATAATTCGCAGTTGTTATGTATTTATCATATATGTATTTCGCAAGTTCTCTTTCATTATATGTTAATTCAATCAATTTTGTGTTTTTCTTTTTCATCTTCTTATGCTCCTTTTTTTAAGATTTCATTTTTGTTGTTATCATAATAATAGTTTTGTTGCAAATCGAGTTGTATTTCACGCAGTTCCGCCAAACATTGCCAGCGGTGTATTGCATGGTCGCTATACACATTTTTTGTAAAGTTTCTCACTTTATCCCAAAAATCATCAAGTCTATTGATAGTTAAAAGTTTGTCAATTTTGCTTTCATCTCTTCTTTCCACCATGCAATAATAATATAGTGCATCATTGTTAAAAAGTTCTTTCACAAATTCTATTCTATGTGTTTCAATCAAATTTTCAGTTGTTGTCATTTTCTTACACCCCCAAATTTTCGTTTATTTTTGATAAAATTTCTTTTGCTAGTTCTTCATTATAAATAGTATCTTTTATAAAATTATAATCGTTTTCCAAAACGTCAATAAAAAGTCCATTGTCTTCACTTTCGTTGATTTCTAATCGTAAAATTCTTTTTGCCATTATTCTTCTTCCCCCTCTTCTTCATTATTTAATTCATCTAAAAATTCTCTAATTTCATCATTGTCAAAATCTTCATCATTGTCAAGTATGTAGTTTGCCAAATCATCATAATTGATTTCATCATCAATATATGAAAAACTTTTTGCACCATAAATACCCCAAACAAAATAGTCATCATTTGTTCTAAACTCTGTGTCTATGCTATCAACAATTTCAAGTGGTGTTTTGCCACTCATAATGTCATCAAAAGTTTCCATATACTCAATTATATAATCATAATATGAGTTTGCATCACAATATTCGTTCCAAACATATATAATGTCATCATCACTCATATTTTCCAAAAGTTCTTTTAATTCTTCAAATATATTTTTTTCGTTTTTCATCTTTTTTATTTCCTCCATTTTTTTTGTTTTTTTGTTTGTGCCATATTGCTATTAAATTGTAAATAAATAATATATGTAGTAGTTTTTTTGTAGTTCGCTATGTTAGAATCTTTTTTATTTTCCTTTGCCTTTGCACCCCCTTTTCTCAACAACATTTTTTTGTTGTTAGTTATATAATACAACAATTTTTTAATATTGTCAACATTTTTTTCAAAATTTTTTCAATTATTTTAATTTTTTTTATTTTTTCAAAATTCAGTGGCTTTTCAATCTTATATTATATAATTATAATTATGCAAAAACAATATGTATAAATATGCAGTGTTGTGTATAAAAATTCAGCGGTGTTTGTGTTGGTGTTGTTTTAGTTCTTCAAACTGTTTTGTAGTTCTTATATTATAATATAGTAAAATGTTTGTGTGTTGTTTTTTTTGTTCCAGCAGATAAAAGTATTTTGTTTTGGTGCGTTTCTTCCTAGCCTTTCCAAGAGTCGCAGTTATAAGTATTTTGTTTTTGCTCTCTTATATTATAATAATAAATATATAAAGTTTGCAGTTAATCGCAAAATCGCAGTTATAACAAATCAACAATTTTTTGTTCTTATATTATATAATAGTTATAATATTATTTTTTTGCAATTATTCTTTGCACCATCGTTGCTTTTTTTCGCTCTTATATTATATATGTAATTATGTAGTTATTTTTTTGTTTGTTTTTTCGCAGCTACTCATCTTTTTTGATGCTTTTTTCTCTTCTTATATTTATATATAATTATTTTAAGCAGTTATAAAATATGTGTTAGTTGTAATAGTCAAGTCAAGTCAAATCAAATCAAAGTATGGGTGAAAAAAAGTTGCCGTTTCCCGTTCTTTTACTTTATGCAAAAAAGAATCGCCACCAGAATAAAAAGTTTAAGAAAGTCAAAATTTTTTAATTTATTATAATTCTAAATATTATAAATTTTAATATATATAATGTGTTGTGTATGTTGCAGTTGTTTGCGGGTGGCGACAAGTTGCAGTTAATCGCAAAATCGCAGTTATAACTATTTTTATGTATAACAAATAATCGCAGTTATGCACCAAAACAGAAAGCCCAAAAGCAACCGCAAAAAGATTGTATCAAAAATTATGCTATAATTATATATAAATTGATAGCACGAAAAACTGACAGAATGACGAAAGCATCGCCACCTGTCAAGCGTGTTTTATAATTGTATATTGTTTGTTAAAAATTCAAGTTGTTCTTTTGAAAAGCATTTTTTTAGCTTTTCGTTGTTTTCTAATATTGTGTTATAGATAAAATGTCCCTCTTTGAGTTTGTCCGCGTTTTCATTGTATCCAAATTCACAAATAAAGTCATATTCATCATAGCATGAGACGCAGTCTCTATCACTTAACAAGCACCAAATCGCATTGATTATCTTATCGTTTTTGTTTTTTGCGTTTAATTTTTCGTTGCCTTTGCCCTCGTGATAGTCAAATTTTTTGTCGTCTATTAGTAATATATAGTTGTATTGTTTTTTTGTTTCTGGGAGTGCTATCAAGTCAAATTCGCATTGATTTAGTATGTTTTCGACCTTTTCCACGTTTTCTATGTATTCGACATATTTTGAGTTTAATATATCAAGTATTTTACTTTTGCGTGGTGCTGATATTGTATCAATGCGACATCTCGCACCTTCAAGCGTTTTTGCTTGTCCTAGTGTTGTCCCGTGTTCGTCTGTAATGATAAAATCATCATTATATTTTAATATTCTAAAATATTGTTTATATGTTTCAATGTATCCGTTTTTCATTTTTTTTATACCTTTTTAACCTTTTATTTATTATATTTTTGTTTGCCCGTTTGGGCGTGGTGTTTGCTTGTTGGTGTTATCGCCTCGCCTTTTATATGTAGTATTTTAAATATGTTTTGTTATGTTTTTAGCGTTTGCTATTAAAAGCGTTTTGACCGTTTGCCCGTCGTCGTTTATCAAGTAAAACTTTTTTGAGCCGTCTTTGTATGTTCTTTTTTCAACTCTCATTTCTTAGCCTCCTTTTGTTGTAGATTTGTAAAAGGTTTTTGCTCCCATCTTTTACAAGTATAGTTTATCACGGTTGCGGGGTATTTTTCAAGATTTTTTTTATATAGGGTT